CACCAGGTGATGATGGAGTACCAGGTCCACCAGGACCACCAGGTGATGATGGAGTACCAGGTCCACCAGGTGATGATGGAGTACCAGGTCCACCAGGTCCACCAGGTCCACCAGGTCCACCAGGTCCAGGCAGTACGGTTTCAGTAGGATATATAAGAGCTTATGGTAGAATGAACAATGGTAAAAGCAGTCCAACAGTATCTCCAACTGATAAAAATATAAGTAGTATTACTAGAAATAACAATGAATATACAGTTAATTTTACCAATGGGTTTAATAATGCCAATTATGTAGTATCTCTAACCATCGAAAGTGATAATGATCATGTCCTTATGATAAGTCAGAGGAATAAAGATTTCTTTAAATTTCAATGTCATGATCCCGGTAGTGGTAATAATGATAATCAAACGATTGAAGAAGCTCACATAATTGTTATCAAATAAAATTTTAATATAATCATAATGAAAATAATATGATAAAATAATAACCTAACTAATATAAATCAAAAATGATTTGATATGAACAATTTTATTCAAACGATTAAAGTATTAACACCAAAAGAATTAAAACAAGTAAATGAGTATGTTGATACTTTAGATTTTGGTGCATGTAGAATTTTTTCTACAGGAACACCAAAAGTAGATGAAAAAGTTAGGACGAGCACGGGAACATCTTTAGATGATAATTGTGATGTTGCCAAACTTATGACAAATAGATTAAATGATGCTTTATTGGTTTATAAACAAAGATTAATTGAAAAGGCAAAAGTAATTGATAGTTATCCAGTTCCTGTCGGAATGAATACAACATGTTACAGAGAAGGTATTCAAATCTTAGATTATGCTGAAGGTCAAAGATATCGAGAACATTTTGATGTTGCAACGGATCCAAATAATCATTGCTATCATAGACATATATCAGTAGTTCTCTATCTCTCCAAAGATTTTGAGGGGGGACATACGGCATTTTCGCATAAAAAATATAAACCAAAACCTGGATATGCATTATTTTTTCCATCAAATTGGTGTTTTCCTCATCAATCAAAACCAGTAAAGTCTGGAAAAAAACGGGTAGCAGTTACCTGGTACTACGTTAATGATACTAGAAATGGTTGACACCCCCACCCAGATGCCCTATAATATGTGGGTAATCAACGCAAGACACCCCATGCAACGCACCGAAGAGTTTGTCAAAGGTATCGTGATTGACATCTGCTCTCGTTCTTTTCTTCTCCTGAGTGATCAGGGTGATGAAAAGTTTGTGGAATGTGATACTGTTGATCAGTTCATGTCTGTACTGGATGTCGTTACTTCTAATCTAAATGATGATCAGATTGAGTATGCGGACCTTGCCATTGCATGATAAATAAATCAACTGTGAAACATTGATGGAAGTTTTTACTTTACAGGAATGGGAAGAAAATTTTGATTCATTATTCAAAAGAGTTGAAGAAGGAGAGACAATAGGAGTGGTTAGAGAAGACGGAAAAGCAGCAGTGTTTATGCCTGCTGATGAGGCAGAGTTTCTGCGAATACACACAACAGACAATAACGACGCTGATTGATGTATTTGGGAGTGTCGCATATTGGTTAATGCCCATGCCTTATAAGCGTGTGAACCGAGTTCAATTCTCGGCATTCCTATTAGTGTAGGTGTGATGTAAGGAAACACGCCTCTTCGGAGAGTATTGCAGGTATCAAACCCTGTCATCTACACTATCCGCTCGTTTAGCAATCTGTCGAATGCAATCGTCTCATAAACGATCGAAGGTGGGTTAGATTCCCACAACGAGCACTTGACAATCAGCACTCTGAGTGTTATGATTGTCCCATCGGGTGATTGGCGCAGTGGTAGCGCAGTAGATTTACATTCTATTGGTCACTGGTTCGAATCCAGTATCACCCACCTTGCGAGTATGGTGGAATCGGTAGACACACCAGACTTATGAAAATTGAGCCTCATTTGAGAAATCTTATGAGTGTAACTCCTCAAATTCGGGGAAACCTGTAAAATGGCAATCCCGAGCCAAGCATCGTAAGATGAAGGTGTAGAGACTAGACGGGGAGCACCTAAACTGAAAGGTATGGTGAAGGGATAGTCCAGACCACAAACCGTAAGGGCAAGGAAACTTGTAGTGGTAAGAAAATCTGTTGACCATTACGGTCGTGGGAGTTCAAGTCTCCCTACTCGCACTATATAAAAATAAAATATGAAACTAATCGAACGCATCGAAGAACTTTCAAAGACTTTACCAAGACCTTCTTATAGTGAAGCAGATACTAAAGGTAAGTCACTTGTAATAAGATGGATGTTAGAAGACGGTTTGACCGTAAATAAAGACATCTATGGTAATATAAGAGGAGTTCTTCCCGGTTCCGGTGCTCCTATTGTTACTGGTTCGCATACAGATACTGTAGCAACTGCCGGTAAGTATGATGGTGCTCTGGGTGTTTTGGCAGGATTAGAAGCAGCCAGAGCACTGAAAGGTAAATTAAAGCATCCATTGGAAGTTGTAATCTTTGATGATGAAGAAAATACAATGGGTGGATCAGTTGGATACTGTTCGAAAAAACCTGATATCAAGGCATTTGTTGAACTTCACGTTGAACAAGGACCAGTATTGGATGTTCAGCAATTAGATATTGGCATTGTTCAGGGTATTGTAGGACAGAGAAGGTGCTCTGTTTCTGTATTTGGACAAGAGAATCACGCAGGAACCACACCAATGAATATGAGAGATGATGCTCTCGTAAAGACTGCAGAGATCATCACTTACATTAATAAGAAAGCACAAGAATGTGATGGATTGGTTGCAACTGTAGGTGTCCTAGATGTTCATCCAAACGCATTCAGTGTTGTTCCTGGCCGTGTTGATTTTACATTACAGGTACGAGATTTGTATGCTGATACAATGGAGAGTTTTGTAGAGGATGTATGTAAGAAGTTTGATTTGAGATATGAAATCTCACACCAGTCAGAACCTGCATTGTGTGATAAAAAGATTATGGAGTTTATATCAGAATCTTGTGGTGATTTAAAGAGTATTGAGATGCCTTCAAGAGCATCACACGATGCACAGAACTTTACCTTCTGTCCGATGGGTATGATATTTGTTCCATCAATTGGTGGTATCAGTCATTCTCCAAAGGAAAAAACCACAGATCAGATGTGTATTAATGGGTCAAATGTCTTAACAAATACCATCAAAATGATTGATGAGATGTAAAATAAATACTCCAAAGGAAATAAAGTGATGTCTTATACAGTAAGTACGAAACACTGTTGGTATAACGACGAGAGAATAATAGTGAAAATGTATTTCTTAAATGATATACCTTTCACATTTGATGAAATGCCAGATGGACATCTTTATGATAAAGATTTAGTAGAAGAAGCAAATAAAAATAAGTCTTATGAAGTTGATGATGTTTATAAAGGATCAACTTATTTGATATTAGAAGAGGCACATCCTTGCTTTGATCCTGTAGAGATATCAAACCCACAAATTTTGCCTGAAGATTTAATTCCTTTCTATGACGAGGAGGATTTGCTAGGATAAATAAATCATAGCAAATAGTATAGAAGCAGTAATACAATGCCTCTGAATAAGTTAGATTCTATCATCAAGAATACTGAAGGTCGCATCTTATATGTAAGTCCGGCAGATTTAGACTCTACTGATAGTATTAGTAATCAAGGAAATTCTCTTGCCAGACCATTCAAGACTCTTCAGAGAGCATTAATTGAATCTGCGAGATTTTCGTATATAAAAGGAAATAGTAACGACGAGACAGAGAAGACCACAATTCTCTTGATGCCTGGTGAGCACGTTATTGATAATAGACCGGGTTATACTATTGATAGTACGGGAACAACAACTACTGCTGATGGTTCAGCAGTAACACCATTTGCTTTAACATTAGACTCTATTTTTGATTTAACACAAAAAGATAATGATCTTTATAAGTTCAATAGTGTAAATGGTGGGGTAATTGTTCCTCGTGGAACTTCAATCGTTGGTCTTGACTTAAGAAAGACTAAACTGCGCCCACTTTATGTTCCAAATCCAACTGATGATTCAGTACCATATTCTTCTCTCTTTAGAATTACTGGAGCTTGCTATCTTTGGCAATTCTCAATTTTTGATGCGGATGAATTTGAAACGGTATATACTCAACACAACAATTTTACTGAAAAGTCTACACCAACATTTTCTCACCATAAACTTACGGTATTTGAATATGCCGATGGTGTTAATGAAGTTGGCAATAAGGGTCTTACGGACCTTCAGATGTACTATGCCAAATTATCTCAGGCTTACTCTACCGGTTCTGGTAGACCAGTCGATACTGATGATGTATTCCCAACAAACGATTTAGGATTTAATCCTAGAAGACCGGAATTTGAAATTGTAGGTGCATTTGCTTCAGATCCTATTACAATTTCATCGATTCAAGCAGGTGATGGATTAACTCCTACTAGAAGAATTAAGGTTACCACACAAGAAGAACACGGATTGAATGTGGGAACACCTATTCTTATTAAAGGTGTATCTGATAATTCTTATAATATTTCTACCAAAGTTACATCAATTGATGAAGATAATGATAAAATCTTTTTCTATAATATAACTAAAAATCCTGCACTTATCAATCCCGGACCATTTACAAGTGAAGGTACTGTAACCATTGAGACTGATACAGTTACTGGTGCTTCTCCATATATCTTCAATATTTCCATGCGATCTGTATGGGGTATGCAGGGTATGCACGCCGACGGAAGTAAGGCAACTGGTTTCCGTTCAATGGTTGTTGCTCAGTTTACTGGTGTTTCACTTCAAAAAGATGATAGAGCATTTGTAAAATATAATGAGTCAAGTAGAACATACGAGAATACATTTTATGCTGCAGGAACAACACAAAGTGGTTCTGAACTATCCTCAAAATCATCATCAACTGGAACAGTTTATCATTTAGATTCTGAGGCAATTTATCGTCAGGGATGGGAACAATCACATATCAGAATTAGTAACGATGCAATTGTTCAGGTAGTTTCTGTTTTTGCCATTGGTTATAACAAGCATTTTGTTGCCGAAACTGGTGGTGATGCTTCAATCACTAACTCAAACTCTAACTTTGGTCAGTTATCTCTGGTCTCCGATGGATTTAAGAAAGAGGCATTTGCGAAAGATGATAAGGCATTCATCACTCATATTATTCCACCAAGAGCAATTGAATCAACGGAAGAAGATATTGATTGGTTGACTCTTGATCAGGATGCACCAAATACTTCAACCAAGTTATATATCTTTGGATTTAAGAACAAACAAGTAAAACCACCAATTCTTACTCAAGGATATCGTGTTGGTGCGAAAGTAAATGATAAACTTTTCTTAGGGTCTAACTCTGCAAGCATTGTAATGCCAAGTGGAGCATCTTCATTTGAAGAGTATTCTGTCGGTGCACCGAGTAATAATTTATTCACAGTTTCTAACAGTGGAACTCATAATTTAACAACTGGTGAAAAAGTTATCATTATTAGTGACGATGGAGATTTACCAGAAAATCTGAGAACAAATACAGTTTATTATGCAATTGTTCCAAATAATACCACATTCAGACTTGCCGCATCACTGGCAGAAGCAACTTCAGATAGTCCAATTGAAGTATATGGTGGAACAAACTTAAAAGTTATTACGAGAGTCTCTGATAAAGAATCTGATGATATTGGTCATCCAGTTCAATATGATGATTCTGCGGATCAGTGGTATATTACTGTAAGTGCGACCGGAAATACTATTACTTCACAGTTAACAGGATCTGGTGCCACTGATGAACCAACTATAATCAAGAGAATTCAAGATAATAGAAGTCTCGATGAAAAGATTTACAAACTTAGAGTTGTAGTTCCAAGTCAACTTACAAACGCAAAAACACCAGAATCTGGATTTGTTATTCAAGAATCAAGTTCAACTGGTTTTAGAGTAGATACTGATGCTACTGCCGTTAGTATTGGAACGACTGATTATGATTTTAATCGTAATCTAAGAATTATCAAAAGTTGCTCTTTCTCATCACCAACAGTTACCGTCGTTTCGGAACTTCCACACAACTTAAAGACTGGTGATTCTATTATTATTAGAAACGTAACAGACTCTACAAATACTGAAGGATTAATTGATAAGGGATATAACGGAACCTTTACTGTAGTAACTGTTGTTGATGATTTAACATTTACATATGTCACATCAACAACACCAGGGACATTTACAAATAATGTAAATACAAGAACTACAGCACTTCCAAGATTCGAGAGAAATAATCTTCAAGAAAATTTTTATATTTATAGAAATGAAGTTATTTCAGAATATGAAGAGAATGATAAAAATGGTGTATATCACATTTATGCATTAAATGCAAACAATGCGATTCAAGATCAATTTACAGATCTAAAATATAGTCAAAATGTAACAGATCTGTATCCACAACTTGACAGAGATAATGTCAATGATAATCCTAATAGTGCAACAACTTATGCATTAAGATCTCCAATTGGAGAAGTTCAAACAGACGATCTTAAGAAAAGTATTACAAGAGAAACAACAGATAAGTTATTAACAAGTTTAGGTATTGGCCTTGATGTTTCATCAGTTACAAATCCAACCTCAACATCACCAACAATTGTTTTTGACAGAAATCATAGTTTTGCAGGTATCATAACTGGAACACAAGCACAAGGAACAGCAGGATTTAGTGCAGGAACATATCATAATGTAAAAATTTATAATAATAGTGGATTAACGACTTGGAACGGTGCAACCGCAAAAGTTGTTGTTTCTGCGGGAACAAATATATCTTCTGTGGAAATAATGAATGGTGGATCTAACTATTCTGCAGGAACATATTACTTAGATACCAGTGTTATTGGAACAGGAAATAACAATGCATTTACTGTCGTAGCAAGTGGTCTTACACCTGGAGTAGGTCAAGCTATTCAATTTACTGGCATTGGAACCGGAACAGATACATATCACCGTATTACTGGAGTTACTGCGAGAAATAGTGTTTCTATTGCGAGAACAACAGGAGATCCTGTAATTACTTCTGATAATTACGGATTTGTAGTTGGACCATCTGTTGCATTTACTGCAGATTCAACATCTGGAATTGTAACTGCAACAGGTCATGGATTAGTGGTTGGTAATAAGTTTAGAGTCATTGATAGCAGCAATAATAATGCAGGAGACTATATTGTTGGTGTATCCACATTAACTAATAAATTTGAAGTTAGTGGTGGTATTGGAGCAGCATCTGGTTTCATTATGAAACATGGATTATCATCTAATGAAGGTGTTTCGGATAGAACAAATGAAAATTTACAGGCAAGAGGAGTTACTATCTTTGATGGTGAGATATTAACACTCACCGAATCTTCAGGTATTACAGATTCTACAACATCATTCTCTGTAAGTGGCGCTCAGGGTGGAGTCATTGAAAGATTCCCACTTGGAACTTACATTCAAGTTGATGAAGAGATCATGAGAATCTCAAGCAGTAGTCTCAGTGGAGTTCCTGCTGATAAAATTACAGTAATTCGTGGAGCACTTGCAACTAGGGCAACTTCTCATTCAGTCAATTCTGTAATTAAGAGAATCAAAGTCCCTGCGATTGAATTCCGTAGACCATCAATTCTTCGTGCTTCCAGTCATACGTTTGAATATCTTGGATATGGTCCCGGTAACTATTCTACTGCACTTCCACAAGTTCAGGATAGAACTCTGACTGAAAGAGAAGAATTTTTATCACAGGCACAAGAAAGATCTAATGGTCTTGTTGTTTACACTGGCATGAATAATAAAGGTGACTTCTTTATTGGTAATCAGAAGAAATCGTCCGCAACTGGTGAAGAAACTAACTTTGATATTCCGATTTCAACTGTTACTGGTGAGGACCCAGCAAGATTAAGTGCTGTATTTGATGAAGTTATAATCAAAGAAAGATTAGTCGTAGAAGGTGGTAAGTCAAATCAAGTATTATCACAGTTTGATGGTCCTGTTACCTTCAATGAAAAGACAAAATTTGATGAACCTGTCAAAATTTCTTCAAATAAAGACTCTACAAGTTCAGCATCTGGAGCACTTGTAGTAACTGGGGGTATTGGAGTTGGTAAGACCATCACCGCATCAAATGTAAATGTCGGTAATATCACCATCAAAGGATCTACGGGTGAAGTATCAACGACAAGTGGTGACTTAAACATCACTTCTCTCGCAGGAAATAAAGTAGCAATTAAAACAGACACTACTATTACAGGTGATGTATCAATCACTGGTGATACTACAATCACTGGTGTTACCACAATCACTGGTAATACGGATATTAATGGAAACTTAGATTTAACTGGATCTGCTTCTACTGAAGGTAGAATTAGTGCCAATTATCTTGATGTTCCAAATATTTCTCCTATTGGAAGTATTATGATTTGGCCAGGTACAATCAATACTTGGCCAACGACAAATTGGAGACAATGTAATGGTGCTACATTATCTAAGACAACCTATTCAGACTTGTTTGCCGTTATTGGATACACTTATGGTGGTTCTGGTAACAACTTTAAACTTCCCAATTTGCAAGGTAAATTTGTGACTGGTATTGGTAATGACACTTGGAACAATACTTTGAATGAAACTGGTGGTAGAACTGATGCAGTACTACCACAACACAAGCATGATATTAATGATCCAGGTCATCATCACGATTTCACTGCCGCAAGACAATTTTCTAATACAGAAAGTGGTGATGGTGATATAGAATGCAAAAACTTTAATAATTTAGAAACTGGAAATGAAACAACTGGTATCTCGATACAGAATGTTGATTCTGATGATACAAATGCGAATATTATGAGCAATTCAGATAAATTATCTGTAGCAAACCTACCACCATATACGGCACTCTATTACATCATAAGAATTAAATAAATAACTCTAAAGCTTATAATAATGGCAAATATTAGGAAGTCATTTAATTTTAGGTCTGGTCTTCAGGTTGATAATGATAATTTTGTAATAAATTCTAATGGATTAGTGGGAATAGGAACATCTGTTCCTACCACTTATCTTTTAAATGTTCATGGTGATACGAGAATTACTGGACTTGCCACCGTAAATAATGTATTTGTATCAGAAGGTCTTGAAGTATTATCTGGTGTAACCACTGTTGGTTTTATAACGGCAACTAGTGGAAATGTTTCTGGTATGCTCACAGCAAGCAACCTTACAGTGAATGGTCAACTCACTGTCGGAAATAATACTGTAGATAATTTAATTGGATATGCATTTACAACATTTATTAGTGATAACAATGGAGTAGGACTCCATACAACATCAAAAATTGGCATCAATACTTCAACAAGTCCTGGAGGATCTAGTAGAGAGTTAACAGTTACTGGTGATGTAGAAGTTACGGGATTAACTACAACTGGAACCTTAAAAGTTGATGGAGTAGCAACAGCATCAACATTTAGTGGATCTGGTGCATTATTGACAAATATACCTGATACTGCCACAACTGCAAATCCAGTTAATGTATCAAATACTATTGTATCTAGAGATGCTTCTGGTGGATTTAGTGCTGGTATTATAACTGCCACCTCATTTAGTGGAACTTCTACTTCATCAAACGGATTAACAGGAAGTCCTGCAATAGCAGTAACATCTGTAAATTCTACCGGTATTATAACTTCTAATATGAGAGTAATCACACCATCCATTGGTGTAGGAACAGAATCTCCTAATGCTGCCATTCATGTTAGAAAATCTGGTATTGCTTCGATACAACTTACAAGTGATAATGAATATTCAGTTATAACTTTTGGTGAAAATGTATCGGCAGTATCTGATAATGGACAGATTAGATATGGATATGGAAATGCACTAGGAGATGCTGAATTTAGTACCGAGCAATCTTTAGATATTATCAATAAGGGAACTGATAATCTTAATTTCTACTTAAATCCAAGTGGATTTGGTACGGCATTTAACTGGTTGACAAATGCTTCAACCAGAGCAATGGTTCTTACTGTAGACGGTAATCTTGGTATTAATAGTACATCACCATCAGATAGATTAAGTGTTGGTGGTGATACTAGCATTACCGGAGATCTTAGTGTAGTTGGTTCGGGTAAAAGTATTACCAGTCAGAAAATTGTAAAGGTTGGTGGTTCTTCAACAGAATTCTTAAAAGCAGATGGAAGTGTTGATTCTTCAACATATATTGTTGCTGGAGCTGCTCTAACCACTGTTCAACAAGATATATCTCCAACATTAGGGGGAAGTTTAGATATAAATTCAAACAGTATTCTTGGTATTGGAACTATTAATATAAATGGCAAGATTGGTAGTAGTAATTTGAATACGGGTATTGCAACAGCAACTGATGGTTTCACTAGTGGAACTGGTGGACCTGTTGAAATAAGTGTAGTTGGAACCACCTTAACATTCAACGTTGTTGGTGTCGGTAGCATAAGCTTGACACTTTCCTAATATACTGCTAGACTAGGTTTGTCTCCATTGAAGATAATAATATAGATGAATTTAAGTGATCTGATATATGTCAAAGAAAATGTATTAGATCACGAGTTTTGTCGTGAATTAATATTAAAATTTAATAGTGATGATAGGAAACGACCAGGAAGTATTGGTTCTACTGGTGCAACAGGAGAAATTATATCTAATGTAAATTTGAATTTAAAAAAATGTTTAGATCTTAATATAACTGGTCTTAAAGAGTGGAACAAAGAAGATAAAGTATTATGTAAGTCTTATAATAACAATGTACAAAATTATTTTCAATATACTGATAAATTTTCTCCTAGAACAGAAAATAATGAAACAGTATTTGGAAATGGAATTTGTAATTTCAGAGATCGTGGATATTTAATAAGATCATATGAAAAATCAGATGGTTACTTTAAGTGGCATAATGATTTTTCATTAGATAAAAAATATGGTCTTAGAATGTTAACTCTTATTTGGTATTTGAATGATGTAGAGGAAGGTGGAGAAACTGAATTTGTTGATGGAACTCTTGTTAAGCCAAAAACAGGGCAATTATTAATATTTCCAACATCATGGTATATGGCACATAGAGGAAAAATGCCAATATCAAATAAAAAATATATTATTACAAGTTGGTTATATGGTTATCAGTAGACACTTCAATAACCGTCCTATGGGTCGCACCAGGGACGGTTATCTGCTATAATAACAAGGTATTCGTGAGACACCTAATGACCACCATCACTCTGCGTCCTCACCAGCAAGATGCCTGTGATGCCATGCTGGTTCATGATAAGGGTCAGATTATTGTTCCAACCGGTGGTGGAAAGACTCTCACTATGATTCAAGATGTTATTCATCAACATGCTGTGCCGACTGGTACAACTTCTGTTGTAGTTGCTCCTCGTATTCTTCTTGCAGAACAACTTTGCAGTGAGTTTCTGGAAGTTATTGATCGTTCTTACACTCATGTGATGCACGTTCACAGTGGTGAAACTCATCACTTCTCCACTACTAAGTCCGAAAAGATTCACCTGTTTGCTAACTGTGCTCGTACTGCTGGTGAGAACCTGATTATCTTCACCACCTATCATTCTCTACACCGTGTGATGGAAGCAGATATTGAAGTCAATAACATTTACTTTGATGAGGCACATAACTCTGTTCAACGTAACTTTTTCCCTGCTACAGAGCACTTTGCTGCTGAGTCTGATCGGTGTTACTTCTTCACTGCTACTCCTAAGCATTCTCTGTCTGTATTCAAACCAGGTATGAATGATGCTGAGGTTTATGGTAATGTTATTTGCAATGTTCCTGCACCTAAACTGGTAGAAGAAGGTTATATTCTTCCTCCTAAGGTTGTTGTGAAGCAACTGGATATGGTTCAGGATAAGCAGATGATTGCTGATCGTGATTGTCAGAATCTGATTGATACGATTGATGAGAATGCACTGAATAAGATTCTTATCTGTGCTCGTTCTACTAAGCAGATTATCAAACTTCTTTCAGAATCTGACTTCCGTAATGAACTTGCAGAACGTGGTTATTCTTGCATGTATATCACTGCCAAGACTGGTGGTGTGATTGACGGTCAGAAAGTCAATCGTGAGGTATTCTTTGACACTCTGAATGCTTGGGGCAAAGATCCTGAGAAGAAGTTTGTTGTCCTGCACCACTCTATTCTGTCTGAAGGTATCAACGTCAGTGGACTTGAGGCAGTTCTTTTCATGCGTAACATGGATTATATCGGAATCTCTCAGTCAATCGGTCGTGTAATTCGTCTGGGAGGGTCTCAAAAGACGTTTGGACTGGTCTGTGTGCCAGTATATGACAAAGTGGGTATCAGCACTGCCAAGTCGGTTCAGGCAGTCGTTGATACTGTATTTGAGAAAGGTGAAGCAGCAGTATCTGTAGTTCGTCGTTGAATTATGAAAACCACTATTGATTTGGTTCAAGATCTTCGTTCTCTGCCTGATGAAATTTATGAAAATTTCTGCAATCAGGCAAAGATGGTGGCATTAGAGTACCCTTCTGCACATGGAATTGACTGTTTTGCCCGTGGTGAAACAATCGAATATGGGTTCATTGATATTGTAGGGCAGTATATTGACTTGAAACCTAATATAAAGGAAGATTTTAACGATCCCGATGGAGTTTATGCAGTAGAGCACCTAACGGACGTAAAAACGCAAGGAAATGGGTTTTTGCCACGCAAAGATCAAAAAGCATTGTTTTATTCTAAACAATGGGACATTAAGAAGACCGCTAGTGGTGCATCACAGTTTGAATCTAAGGCACACTCATATATTTTGATCGACCCTATTTGTGCTAGGATTGCTGTTGTAGATACCAGTGTTTTTTATCGTAAACCATTCCGTACTAATTCTGCACGTATTTCATTCAGTGTAAAACCACAGGATGTTTATATGATCTATGATGGTATTGCAAAAGTGATTGATACAACAATTGTTCCAGATCCTAATGCAATCTATCGTGAGATCTGGAATAAAGCAGGCAATCGTCTGCAAGAGATGACCACTTTCTGAACCGTCTACTGGCACTCTGTGCTATAATACAAAAGTAATCGAGGGAACAACCCCATGAAATGCAAAGTCAAACTCTATGTTGCTGGCACTGTCTTTGAAGAGACTGTTCATGCCAGGGATTATGAAGAGGCAAAGAAAGTAGCACTGGCACGCAATCCTAATGCCACCATTGTGAGTGTGAACGCATCTTTCTTTTGATGAATAAGTTTCAAAAACCATTTGTAAGTAATCAGGGTGTCCTTAATCCTAAACCAGGAGACCCTGATGGTTTTGTATCTAAAGATGGAATGTGGGCTGCTGTTCCTTTTGCCGGTAATAATGGGTTTTGCATTATACATAATGGTATGCAAGTTCACTCTGTAAAAACTTATAAACAGGCACTTGCATATATTAAAAAATCTTCTAAAGTAAAGAAGACATCATCTCTTGAGGAGTTTCTATGACTGAGAAAGACCAAAAACGTCGTGATGCACTTGGACTTTTTTATGAAAGTGTTCTTAAACCAGATCATCAGTTGAGACAGTGTTCACATAATCAAGAATGTTTTTTTGAACTGATGGAATGGAGATCTGAAATTCTTGAATATCTTGATCGTCGTAGGAACGAAGAGTTTCACGAAGAAAATAAATAAGCATATAAAGGTACATTAATATGCTCTCTACTCAGTACAGACTCCGATTAGAGTTTATTTGTAAGAAGATTGCAAATAAAGAAGAAGTTAAACTTGAAGATATGGTTTGGGTGCAGAAGTTATCTAAGGCAAATACTTCTGCCAGAGAAATGCTCAAAAAGGCAAGATACCGTGCTGCTAATCCTGATATACAGGAGGGCAGTATGGATGAATTTATGAACACTATGGGGTTGGGTGATCCTGACCCATCCAATTACAAAACGGGGTTTGATGGTGCAGATGAAATTGTAGATTGGTTCAAGCAAGATAAACCTGACGACTGGCGACAACGTGACTAAGTATAGTATTATTCATAAAGATGGAACAGAAACACATTATGTTTGGTGTGATAAAACAAAACAAATGGTAGTAAAAGAGACAACAATTATGGAAGCAGTAATTTATAGTAACGGAAACCAAGAGTGTGAACGTGCTAAAACACTGTTAGAAAAACTTAACTTTCAGATATCTGTATATAAATTGAATCAGCACTTCTCACAAAAAGGTTTTGTTGCTGAATTTGGTGAGGAAGCAGAATATCCACAAGTTAATGTCGGTTTCAGACATATTGGTGGGTTAAAGGAAACACTTCAATACATGAACGACAGAGGAATGTTTTTATGAACTTTGATTTGACAATGGAGGATCACACGATTATCCTTAATGCACTTCATTATTATAAAAAAGTTGAAAAGAGAGGAAACTTCAAACAATATACAAGTTCCCGTATCAATGAATTGAGAGATAAGTTAGTAAAACAATTAGTTTGGGATAATACTGATATAGATAAATTTGTAAGCAAGGAGTAAAATGAATCCAGCAGTCCTTATTGCCTGCCTATCTCCAATAGCAATAATATGGATTGTGATGAAACTTGCATTATGGTTATCTGCTACTAATACGGAACGAAAGTATGTCGCAGGAGAGAAATATAGAGTCAGAGGACCCTACGTGGCAGATGCATATGCAGACGTTGATGAAGAGGAAGAGGAGTATGGAGATCGCACAGATTATAAATGAAGCACTGGAAGAATATTATGCTGAACAAGGAAAACCTGTTCCGAATTGGAGACAAAATAGAAATCCTGAGTGGTGGATAGAATATCTTAAGGAACTGGGACTTGACCCAGATAACTCATAGTGCTATAATACCATTACACAAAAACCTTATCATGGATTACAAACCTTATTCACCAGAGTGGCATCGTAAAAGATACCTGAAAGAAGCACTGGATAAGTATTTTGATGATTATGTGGATGTAGAAACTATTCGGGAAGACATCTACGACATTCTTCATTCTCGTGCTAGTGATGCATATGAAGAATACAATCGTTTAAATAAGTTGGCAGAATCTCTTTAGAATGAAAAAGAATGATACTGTAGAATATCTTGGATGTTCTGATGAACAAGTCAGATGGGGAAATAATGATGATCCCAGATCATTTTTAATTGTGGGTAAAGAATATGTGATTGAAAAGGTAGATGTTCATAGGCAACATACAAAGATCAAATTGTATAATAAGATGGGGTGGTTCAACTCAGTCTGCTTCAGATTAGTGAAAACTGAGTTAAATACTTATTCCAACTATGAGACAGACATGGACCCAACTAGCATAACACTGACAACACCATCAAAGTCTTTTGCATATGAGCAACAAGCAAGAGAAATTGAAAAATGTTCTGATGTTGACCAACTTCGCAACATATGCAAATGTTATGCTAAACTATACTACAAACAACAAGAAACCTTAAGGACACTAGGACTTCCAAATGAACCTGATCAGTAAGTCAGATCCTCAATACTTTGAAGTAACGTCTGATAAACCATATGACAGACATCAGTATAAAGTGGTATATCACTGCGGTGATTGTGGTTGTGAACATCAAATTGTAGATTCATGGGAAGAGGTAAGAGAACTATGGTGGAATAGCATCCCACAATTTATCTCTCATGTTGAAGTGCTAGATAAAAAGGAGACCAAAGGATTCAAATGAGTGTTCAGTTTCGTAAGCATCGGGTGTTCCGTGAGACTCCCGATGTTGTTTTCTATGATATTAGTGTAGATGATTCAAACGCATCTGATCTTGTGGTACACGAAGGACCGGCAGTATCACCACCAGATGATGTCATCGGTGCAAAACAGTTCTACATCCACCATCATCAAGTGGACCATAATCGTGTCCTCTCAGGTGAAAGAACTTTTGAACTTGTGAACTTTGATTGGAAGTTTCCATACCATATTGTTCACATGAATCGTAAGAGTGGGGCACTGGTAGTTCCTATCGGAACATATCATCGTAGCACATCAGGTGAGAAAGGTTCGATTGTAATTAATCAGGCAGTTCGTGATGATGAGTTCAACCCAGAAACAGAGTTTATCCCTGTAAGTGCTGGAAACAATCCAGAACTGTATCGCATTCTTGTTCATGAACAACCAGTAATTCACGACATAGGAGAATAAAATGCACGATTTTCTAGACAATCTGGGTGCACAACAGTATGAAAAAATGAGGGAACGTAATGCCACCAAGGAAGAAATCACCAACACCTGCGAAGAAACCTACGGCAAAAAAGCCTGTCACGAAGAAACCTACTACGACTCCCAAAGCGAAGGCAAAGAGTTCCAAACCAAAACGGAAGAAACTTCCACCTGAAGAAATGCACCCATTTCCAACATTTCCATATCGTTTAGAATATCAAGATGGAAACGACACCAGAGTCTGTCACTTCGAATGTGAAGAACACAGAACCAAACACATCAAACGATACGGACTCCGAAAAAACCAATACTTCAGCGACAACCTTACCTAAGGATCCTATTATCCCCTCCCTAATGTTCCTGGGAGTGATACTTGCCACATTAGGTTTCATTGTGCTAGGATACTTCAAGGGTAACATGCATTTGCTAACTACACTTAAAAACGCAAAGGAATTTTATGGCTGATACTGAGAAAAAACAGTTTGTAAACTCCAAAGGTGATACCTGGGAGTATGAAGAAACTGAAGAAATGCGGAAAGCAGTAGAACGACTGCACCAAACTATCCGAGAACTTGAGGAAAAAGCACCTGATTATGGAGTAGGAAAGTGAAAGAAAGGGTCACTCCCGAAACATATAAAAAAATAAATGAAGAGTTTGAGGAAGAGGGTACACCTTTCAGAATCAAAATTCCCACTCAAGAACAAATAGATCAATGTTTAAATCAAGAAAATCAAGAAAATCAAGAAAATCATGAAACTACTAACACTTGAAGATTATCAAAAAGCAGGAGAAGAATTTTGGCCAAAATATTGGTATGTTGCCAAAGAACTGGGAGAAAATGCTAAACCAGAAGACGTGCTGAAAGTTATGGAAGCAGTCGGTGGTCTTGCACTGAAACTTAAACTTGAAGAGAAACTTCCTCCATTTGGATTTAACAAAAAAGATAATGATTGAAACATCTACAAAATCTAAACTCTCCACCTCTCTTGGTGGTACTGTAGAAAAAAATATTCCTGAAGATGTTGTGTGGATTGATGATGCTTTTTACATCAAAAAAACAAGATTTGGTCTTCATACTTCTATCCTAAAAGAACCTTATGGTGCTCACTTTATCACTGGAATGCACTATGAAGATGTTCTTAAAATGACGAGATGGCACCTAAAGTGCTTGCAAGATGGAAGTCTTGATGATTATACTAGAGTTGTAAATAGTGGTGTTGTTGGTGGTAAACTCTGATGTATGAGGAATTGAATTGCTTTGAAGAAGCACTGAAACACTTTGGCACTCGTGTTGAAGTAATTACTGCTATGGAAATGTCTAGGAGAATCTCTCCCGAAGACGCATATCAAATGATTAAAGAAGAACTTAAAGAGGTGAAGAAGTGTCGTAAGGAGTTCAAAAAAGATGGATGTTGATAGTCTGAAAGTCAATCAAAATAGAGATGGTACATTCACCCTTGAATGGGACAAAGAAGATCCCAAATGGAGTTTTCTAAATGGGATGACATCCAAAGAAATCGTTGCTATCATAGAGGAGGCAATAAAAAATGACACAAATGCCCAATATTAAAGATGTGACTAATTCTCCTGAAGATTGGGATGACTTTTGGAATGGAGAAGATCTCACAGATGATGAAGTTGAATATCTAAAAACAAGATCAGAATATTATTTTGATTATAATCGTAATGACCTAAACAGACCAAACCCTTTTAAAAAATAATGGCACTATCAAAATCAGTTGAAGAATCACTCAAAGAAGCAGAACAATCACTCCGAAATGCACTAGCTTTTGCTGCACGACAAGAGAGACCAATGGTTTGTAGTGTCATTGCTGATTTGATCAGCAAGATTGAATCTATACAGGAAACTGATTCCATTTTGGACAAACTTGAGAACCGTAAACCAGGAGATTCTGGGATGTTCGGTAACATATTTGACGAATAATCCCAAAGAAAATATTAAATTTCTAGATAGTACTAGATTCTAATGTTAGAATTTGGAAACATCGCACGAGATCTATGACACTTCCATCCAACGGCAAAAAACTGACCAAAAACGAAGAGAAAAGCATGAAAATTGCCCTAGAACAGGCAGATATTCGTGCAATTCACCCCGAAAGGATGGAAGCACTAGCAGATTCTATGGTAGCAAAACTAAAAGGAAATGCTACAAATGCTCAGGGTTGGCGCACTACAAGTGCACTTAATGAGTAATTAACAATAAATAGTACAAAGCTTTACAAAAACTTCACATGGAAAGTATCGAAAAGCATATTGAAAGAGACAAGGAAATCTTACACGATCCCACCGTCTCACCACAAATGCGTCGTCACATTGAAGGTGAACTGCACGATTTAGAAGAGTATGCAGAACATCATAAAAAAGAAATTGAAGCAGGTGATCATCACGATCCATCATATCTTGAGTTGTTCTGTGACCAGAACCCATCAGAACCCGAATGTTTGATTTATGATGATTGAGTGTGACAGTTAAATAGGTGGCACACGGACCCTCCGGGGTCTTTTTTTATGCCCTATAATTACGGAGTAATCAAGCAAAGGCACCATGGGAACCCGCAGCAGGATCGGCATCCAACTCCAAGACAACAGCATCTTGTCTGTCTATTGCCACTATGATGGTTATCCTGCCTTCAATGGTCGTGTTCTGCGTGACAACTTCGACACCGTTGAGAAGGTTCGCAATCTGATTGATGGTGGGAACATGTCCTGTACCTGGACAAATGCAGGTTGGAACAATGAAACTCTGCCCGAATCTGGTCCTCTTTACTATACTATGCGTGGTGAATCTATTGAAGACAATGCACCTGAACTTAGTAAAAATGTGAAAGAGTATATGGAACTGGGTGGTGAATATGGTGATGAAGAGTATGCTTATCTCTTCACAAGTGCCGGGTGGACATGTTACAATACCCGTTCTTGGGATGATAACTACATGAAAGAAGAAGAAATCCCTGCCGGACCAGTTGCCTAAGTGGCACACGGCATCCTGAAACCTCACCAGGATGCCCTATAATACCTTTGTAATCAACGGAACTGCTATGGGTACCCTCGCACAGATCGAAGCAGGTCGGAAGGCAAAGTACGATGGTCATGCTGAAGAAGAAACTTCAGCAGAGAGTTTGTCAATATCAACTGAATACTATCACTACACAGACGGTAGAAATATCACAAAAAGAGATATTCTTTGCGATACTCTTGGGCACTATTTCAGCAAAAAGTCAGTATCAAAAGAACACACTCAATGTCATCTAACATCTTGGGATGTTTGGTGTACTTATTTCAACATCACTGGTGAACTTCGTGAATGGTTTGGATTGTTCTTTGGAACTCCGCATGAAGACGTTAGCAATGGCACTCACCCACAACATCGTGTTATTGATAATGACCGATTGAATGAACTTGGTGTTAAGTGGTTCAATGATCATAAAATGGAAACCTTTGATGCTATCGTTCGTAAGGGAATCTATCAAAACAGAAAAACAAAGGATATTTTTGTTGGTGAACCAGTTAATAGAATGATATGGTATAATAAAGAAACGAAACAAGAGTGGAATTATCATATCAAGAGTATTGCTGATGTTATTGAAGGTGGATATTGGAGATTAGCACCACCTAGCAAAAAAACACCTATACCAACTACACTTTGGTTTATTGATGCTAATGGTAATAAACTATTTCATGTTCAAATGAAAGGTTCTGGTGAAAAGTTCAACTCTAGTTATCATTCTCTCATGTTTCATATCCATCGCCCTAAAGTAAATGCTTATTAATAAAGATTGTATTGAAGGTATGAAGGAGATGGAAGATAATTCCATCGATTGTATCGTCACATCTCCTCCATACAACAAAAAAGGTTTGCTTGGCAATGTTAAACCAGGCAATCAGATTTGGGGTAAGTTCCAGATAGATTACAACACATATGGTGATGATATGCCTGAGGACCAATATCAGGCATGGATGATAGAGTTTTTGAATCAATGCCATCGTGTGATTAAACCTGAAGGTTCTATCTTCTTCAACCATAAACCAAGACGATACAAGAATAGATGTTATCTACCAACAGATTTCATCAGTCAAAGTGATGCTCAACTCTATCAACTTATCATCTGGGATAGACGTAATTCACCAAATATCAGAAATGATGTACTTGTGCCATGCACAGAGCATATCTATTGGTTCTGCAAAAAGAAACCAAAAGTATTTCGTGATGCCGTAGATCCTGCATACAAAGGTGAAGTATGGGTGATCAATCCTGACAGACAGAAACAACACCCAGCACCATTTCCTCCACAACTGGTAGAAAACTGCATCAAACTTACCACACAAGAGGGTGATTTGGTGCTTGATCCTTTTATGGGATCAGGTACAACTGCTGTTGTGTCACAAAATCTTAACAGAAAATGGATTGGGTTTGACATCGACGAAAAATATGCTACAATTACAACTGAACGATTGAAAGAAGGACTTTCCTCTTTCTTTGTTTGAGACAAACCATTCAAACCCTCAAATAAAATCGTTTACTTTCTAACCTAACACCATTTAATTTCAGTTAGAACCATGTCTACACAAACAAAAATCTATAAAGATATCAAGAGGATCATTGACCTTGCATTAGATAAGGTTGATGAAAAAGATTTTGAAAACCTCAGTAAATATCAAGTAGTAGATCAAATGCCATCGGGACATCCCTTTATGGAAGATGTCATCAGAGATTATCTTCTTGGTGACAAATATCTTGGTGGAGAAAATATCCTTGTCTCTGCACGAGTTGGTGATCTTTTTGGTGATCCAACATATAATCGTGTTGATGAGATTAACTATAATAACTGCATGAAGCAGATCAGAAATGTAGGAGGATTTTCATTCTTTGCTGCCGACAGTCTCTCTGCTTTCTTACGTCCGAACGGAAAAGTTGCCTGCACTAAGGGAAATCACCGCGTCACTATGCGGTTTCTCATTGACAGAGATCCAGATGCAAGAGTTTCAGTTAGTCTGAAACTTCATAACAGAAATGCAACCATTGAACAAATGGTTATTGATGAAGCAAGGGATCACACTTTTGATTGTTCATATCGTACTTCTCAAAAAGGTGATGATAAGTTTAAGTCAAATTACCATGCTGAAGAAGGTTGGGCAGTTAAACTTTATGATGATTGTGCTCAGTTTTCTATTGGAATTGCTGGCACTAATCCTGAAGCAAAGTTTGATCTTCCCCGTTACAGTTACTTGACTCGCGCTCAAAACAATATTGGGAGTGTATTTACAAATAAGTTTCTAAAGGCATTTACATCAGAAGAATGCTGTAGTGTTATCGGTGGAAATATCATCGTTGCAGGATCTGCTTTCTGTAAATACTTTCAAACAATTATTTCTAAAGTTGATAAAGAATACAATGTAGATTCTCTTGCAGAGATGCTTAATTTTTACTTTCATCAATGGGGTCCATTGATGGCATCTATTGGTGAACCTGATGCAAAAAATGTAACTCAGGAAATGATTACAGATGCAGCAGCATGGAACAATCCACCTGGACAAGAACCTGGTATTGCTCGTTTGGTGATGCTCTATAATACTTATTGTGCAAGAAACAAATATGTTCTTAAAGGACATGCTAACACTGTTATCCCATTCAAGAGCGATTCTGAAGATAATGAATGGAACAAGTTCTTAGATACTTGTCATCCATACATTCGTGCATCAATGTATAATATCGCAACGACAAAATTTTTCTGATGTGACAGTTGCTTAAGTGGCACAGGGCATCCTGAAACCCCATCAGGATGCCCTATAATATGTTCATACAAGGGAAACGACCCATGACCACCTCCTTCGCAGACTATGTTGCTCAGCAGGACGCACGCAACACTCTCCAACTGAATGTCCGCAAGTGGACGATGATGCTGTGTGATGCACTGGAGCACAACTTCACTGAGTATACTGTCCGTGCTCACAAACGTTCTGCCAACCTTGCAGATCGTGTTGAGGACAAAGCATACCATGAGATGAAGATCAAGGAAGCACAGGAAAAGTGTGCTGTTAAGTTTACCTTTGAAGAAGGTCGTAAGTATTTCAAAGTTATGTTCCGTGACTCTGGTGGTGGTAACTCTGTCCATGCCTTTGTTGATCGGAAGACTGGTGAACTTTACAAGGCAGCATCATTCAAGGCACCTGCCAAAGGTGTTCGTTTCGATCTGAGATTGATCGAACAACGTGAATGGGTTCTCAAGAACTGCGATTGGGCAGGTGGTTATCTTTACAAGTGATTGACATGACTATTGACCGTGATTGGCTTCAAGAACGATACATTCAGTGGGATCTGAATCAAATGTCAAATGATCAACTTAGACAGTTCTTCATTGACACTCAAAATCGTGAGTTGAGTGATCTTGATGATGACGAACTGATTTATGAAGTAGAACAATATGCTCCTGAACTGTTTGTATGACATCTAAGGAAAAACTCCTGTTCACTGCATCTTTTATTTGGTTTCTTCACTGGGGCACATGTCTAGCATCTACCATTCTGGATACGGTTATTCTAAGAAACTCTGTGAGGATGTTACCTCTTGGTTTCTGAACAAGTATTATCCACGACATAAGATTGATGTGGATATTGTTCATCGTGGATTGAGACGTGATAATGTGCTGGGGTATTGTGATGTTATTGGTCGTTCTTATCGACCAAGACACTTCCTGATTGAACTCCAGACCGATATGTGTAAGGAGTTGTATATAAAAACTCTTTTGCATGAACTGACCCACCTGGCACAGTGGGTAGACGGTTCTCTGCGGTTTACGCATGGAAAAATGTGTTATTGTCAAGAACCAGTAGAAAATTACGATTATGAGGATCAACCGCATGAAATTGAGGCACGGGACAGTGAAACAATCCTATATGATCTGTATATGAGTGATAAACAAGGTGTGCCGGTCAAACAGGTGGCACAGGGGTCGTTCCCGAACCGTCTGACGGCTGTATAATTACAAGGTAATCAAGGGAACACCCAATGCAACTGACCAACTCTGCCACCATCGTTGACTTCTTCCCTGAGGCATTCATTGCCGAGGCATGTGAGAAGAAAGGTATGAAGGTTGTGGTCAAGCGTTTCACCAAACGTGTTACCTTCCGTGCTAATGGTATGAAGTCCTACAGTGTTGTGGATATGATCGATGCCAAGAATGAGTGGGCATCCCGTATTGCCAAAGGTGCCGAGGTTACCAACTACAACACCGACAAACTTCCCCGTGAAGAGTATATGCCTCTTTACTGCTGATGTTGTATCTTCTCTCCATTATTGTTATCGTTGTTTCACTCTTCTCATGATTACTTCTAAAGCATATCTTCTTCGGGTGATGAAAAACTGCGAATACGCAGACACTCTCACCCGTGAAGAAAAGTTTCAAGTCTTCTGTCGTGTATGTGATAACATGCTCAACGAAGGTAGAATGACCAAAGTAACTCACAAACGTTTCACGGAGATCTGGTGATGCAAACAACGACCGCAACTTATCAGATTCAGGTAACAACCGATGAAGGTTCTTTATCTTTTCTGAGGACAATGCCCACACGTCCAAAGACACAAAAGGGCATCAAATCACACAACACCAGGTTAGAGAACTATGCCAAAAAGCAGTATCCTAACTGGACCGAAATCAATGTCATTCCTTTAGACTGATGTTTTCCAAAGAAGATCATGAGTTTATCGACTTTCTGTTTGGTAAACTGACCTGTCTCACTGATACTGAGATGATTGATTTGCAGGATGATGATTCCTGCTGTGACCACCTTGAATTCAAACAACTGGAGATCGACAACAATGTGTGAGATGAAAGTGACCAAGGAGGAACTGAATAATATCATTCAGAGGTTGGAGGATGCAATCAATGTTTGTTACACTGCACCAGAGAATCCAAATGAGGAAGGTTATCCTTATGCGACAGGATATGCACGATCTGCAATGCAAGGATCGGTCGAAAATCTCCGAAGTTTAATGTGATATAATTAGAGTTGTAGTAAGCAGGAAGGACAAATGACTTTTGAGAAGAATGTACCACTGAATGTTCAGGAACTAGGTGTTATTCTCTCGGCACTACAACTCTTAGACCACGGTGATGAGAATCACATTGCCAAACATTATGGTAGTGCACCATCACTGTACCGTCGATTGGAGGAGATCTATGAACAAATGGACACCTCAGTCTGCGGACCTCAAAATGACCCAATCTGCGAACCTTCGTTTTAATTATGGACAAGCAAGTCAAAGATCTGCTCCGTGCCTATGTGGACTGGGAGAAGAATGTCTTTCAAAAATATATGGTTATGATTGATGGTGTGGAGGTTGATATTCCCGAGGAAGAAGATTTGATGGCATCGTTTGAAGAAGAGGCGGCAAAGTTGGAGGTGACGGTTGATTACTACATGGAGGAGTTCCTGTGAAAAAGATTGATGATCCTGTATTCAAATTACTCTCGGCAAAGCACCAGGTCGAAAATGTAATGAAATTGATTGAGGATAATCCTTATGAACAGTACATGTACATGCATTTGAACACGGTTTATTATGAGCTCGAAAGACAGTTATCTTTATGTTCTTGACTACTGGGTGCCATTTCCGGCATCTGAGTATGGTGGACTGATTGTATTGATTGCGGAAAATGATCAGGATGCATTTGAGATTTTATCCAATGAGGAACAATTGGAGAGTGATTATGGGCACCTGATTATGGAACAGATCGTGAAGTCAACAAAAATAAAGTTGGCGGAAGAACACGAATCTGGTATAATTGATGTATTCTGCACTTAAACAAATGGCACAAGGATTTAAGATCAAATCAAATAGCAGTAATGAATTGTATAAGATTGAAGAAGAACAGACAATCGGATGGACACTTGTAAAGAGTGATATTACAAAGGAAGAATGTAAGGAACAGTATGAAAAACTCATTGGTGATGGAGTATCACCGGACAGGATCAAAATCACCCGACTTCAATGATTGAACCACTGCGTGACCTCCCCGACGATTTTATTCATGAACCACCCGAAGGATATCATTATGAGGTTGATCAATTCCGACGCAATGTTCATCGCATTTGCATTGTCAATGATGGTACTTTCACCTATACTAGTGATGCACCTAAATGTGTCTGGGGATTCTACAATACAAAGACAAGAGTCTATTCATCCCCGATTAACTTTACCAAACAAGGAGACACGGTAGACATCAATCGCACGACTCCTTATACTGCCATGCAACTCAATCTCAATCCGTTAGAACAATGTCTTATGTCCCTATTGTAGATGATTATGTCAAGTGGAGAAATGTCGAAGGATGGGTGTATTATGTCGGAGAAGAGTATATTACGATAGAAGTTGCGGTCAAGGACAAACCCGATAATCATGTAATGTTTCATCGGAAGATTCATTGTAATGTTGTTTGTCCTAGTTGGAACTGGGATGAACTAAAGTATGTGACTAATAGGAGAGAACCTGAGTATAAAGGTCAACCTTATAGAGATCAGGATTTGTACTAATATTGAAGTGCCTTCATGTCATTGTAGGTAAGATGTTTTCTAACCAATAAATCACGACGTGCTCTCCACCTAACATAGTTTGAATTGTAGTAGTCATAAAGATTATCACACATGGGTTCTTTTACTTTATCCATCATGTGTCCCCAATACTTATATTCACGGAATGCTTCTATGTTAGTCCATAATGAATGAGACCAAAAGATTGCAACATTACGTTCACCCCTGGTAACAGTATTGACCCTATGTCCTATACCAGTTTCATATGTAACACCCCAACCCATATCTAACTTGAATGGAACTTCCTTACCATCAATGAATAAAACTAATTCACCACCATCATATTGATCAGGAGAATTAAGAAAGATTGTTGTACTAAAGTTACCCAGTGTTAGTTTATCTACATGTGGATGATAGTAACCACCGACAGGAGTTTTTGTTATTCTTGCCTTACTACTGGTATGTGATTGAGTAAATTTTATAAAATTACTGTTTCTATCAACATGTTTCCATATTAGATTACCCGGTAATGTTTCCTTTGTTATTAGGTTGTTTTTTATCTCTTTGTTCTTCTTACTGTGTGTCTCAGATCCATCTATCCATTCCTGTAATTTATACCAGTGTTTGATCTTATCTAGTGCTGATTGATTGAAGAACTGACTGATGTAGAATCTTCCGATTGGTGTTGTCATATGATGTCTCCGGTGATTACGCCTTAAACCAGTAATATCCTTTGTAAGAGTTTTTGCGGGGATTTTTAATAGATTTTCTAATTCCATCTACACTACCATATATCTTACCTGCTTCTCTTATACTGTTATAGGTTGGTGTTCTCTGCCAGGTAATCTTATTGATGCCATATACCTTAACACATTGCTTGGATTGTTCTAAACGTTTCCATAGATGACCCTGGCACTTATATCCTTTATTCATAGCACGGGTAATGTTACCTGCTTTATTTCTGTTACCTGTTAATTCTATTGCTGCTTCACTTACACTATTCCATACTCTCTCTTCTCCTGTTTCTACATTCACAGACATTATCTTAGTTGCTAGGTGTTTACCATTGCCCCTATTCTCTGCTAAATGAAATCCCCATTTCTCGTTATTATCTAACTTATCTTTTAATCCTTTACTGATATTATCACAATGTTTTTCTGATTTACTTACACCAGACATCTTATCTGATATCTTCTGTTTTGTTTCATCACTGAATGATGGAGTATTACCACCTGATGTAGCATTATATCCTGCACTACTATTGAATGTATTGAACTTTTCTATGTAATATTCTTCTCTTTCATCTAACAGTTCAGTATCACATTCTTCTAATTCTTTAATCATAAAGTTGTGATTACCGTGCTTTCGCATTGCCTTATGTAAAGGATACGGAGACATACGTATTGCTTCCTGTATATGTTGTGCCCATCTCTTGTTCATTCCTCTGATGGTCTGCCCGACATATTTGTGCCCGTTAATCTTATTGATGATGAGATAGATTGTTCCTACTGCCATATTGTGATAAAATACATACCAATATTTATAGAACTGTATTGCTTTGTGATAATATACAATACATTTCTTTATTGTTAAATTAAATATAAATAACCTGTTTTTATTGCTCTGAGTAACTGTGTAGATACTGTGTAGATACTGCTGAGTAACTGTCAAATAAACCTCAGACCTTATGCAAGTTCAGGCGACACGCTACCACACTCAGAGCATTTTGTCAACCACCCCCGCATAAAAATCTGAGAACCCACACATAAAACTTACAGGTCTTATAAATATTGCTTATGAGACCCCCCTTGACGTGTGGTGGGTGATCGGTTATAATAACAGAGTACGAGATTCATCTGCACGAGACCCATGTACGAAACCGACTACGAGTTTACATACGAGTATAACAACGAGTCTTATACATATGATCTCGACGAGATGTGCGAGTATGCAATGCGAGATACACATACACAATATAACATGTATGATGCATACGAGATGGATGATGAGTACGCACGAGATTCATGTGATTATAACGAGCTTGCATATAGGCATTATGCATGATATAATACGCACACATCGCACGAGATTCACATGTACGCACACAAACGCATTGTAAGTGTTACACTAGACATCGAATGTTATGATGACTTGGAGTTGGAAGATCTAGACTGGCGAGAAGTACTAGATCTTCAAGGTGATGAGAAAGTTGATGTTAGCATTCGTGAGACTGCTGATATCTTCTAGTGTGCAGTTCCACGATTGGAACACTCTGAATATTCTTTTGTGACAGTCGTGGAACTGCACACTATTTCCCCACAAGGGCAAGATTTCGTGTATTGTATCAACAGTTCAAAAAAGTTCCCTTGAATTACACACTCAAGCAATTGCAAGACAAACTGAACAGAATGATCGCAGATCAGGGTGAAGATGCACAAGTTGCTGCATGGATTTACAGCAAAGAAGACATTTATCGGGTCGATGAAGACGGAGAATTTGATTACTTTGCACTCGACAATCCTGAACTGGTTGAACGTGTCTTCGATGATGTTGGCAACATTGATTACATCTATCAAGTCATTCAAGAATGTGTAGATGAAGTTGCAGAAGAGCAGTTTATGTTACAACAACAGGAGTTAGTGTAAACAATATGTGCCACATGTTCTAGTGGCACAAACATTTACCATTGGCACGAATTTCGTGTATTGTATTCACAGTTGAGAAATTCACTCATGTTTGACGAACTTTGGTCTGAGATTGCTGATGCTCCCGGTGAGATCTTCGATGTGATCGAATACAAGGAAGAATGGGAGAAGGAAGAGAAATTTGACGTAGAAAGTTACATCAACGGAAACACCGATTATTGAGAACAATGCAATTCCAAATCACTGACATTGAGTTTGATTTCACTGATTCTTTTGATGTTGAAAACTATGATCAGGATGTAATTGATGAAGTTAAGGCAACAGTTTGGGAAGCAAATGATGAAGATGATTTAATCGAAGAGATTACATCTGCATCAGGTTGGTGTATTAAATCCATCGACTATCTTCACGTCTTAAAGTAATGTCTTTCCTCTCAACCTTCGATCACACAAACCCCATGACTGACAACATCATCGACCGGGACAATCTGCAGGATGCTTATATTAATGAAATTATTGACGGGATGGATATAAAAGATCTCATGCGTATTGTTTATGACAACTTGGAGCAAAATCTAGAGCAATACAGTGTAGACGAACTTATTGAGGAAGTTGAAGAATACTACCCGCATTTGTTGGAGGAAAGTAACACTAACTGAGTCGGCCGCGGGTGGACGGTTGCACAACCTACACACAAAATAGGCACAGGGGTCAAAATCGTGTATTGTATACACATGACAAAAACACAGATGACTGACACACTTCAAGAACTCCAAGATTTCATGTTTGACACTATGTGTTCCGCAGAAATGGCAGTTGATTGGTACTGCGACCGTTTCGAAGTTAATGCTACCGATGAGGTGATAGATTTTGTTCTTGATGCTCACGATGCTTTCTTCGGTAACTGATAACAATGCAAGAAATCAAGTTCAACATCTACGGTGAAATGTTTCACTCCAATGGTTACTCTAGGATGGATATCCTGAGTTACATTGCACCCACACAAGAGGAGGCAATTGCTAACTGTAAACGCAACAATCCTGGGTTTCATGTTATGTCATGTTGGATTGATGAAAGTGAACCTGAGGTTGTGAAATTGCAACCCCTTCGTTAACACTAACTCCTTCGTTCCTTCATTAACACTTTCTCATGCGTATTGCACTTGCTGCCATTGTTGCCATTCTTGGTGCTAATCTTCTCATCGACCTGCTGGATTCTGACCTGGTAGATGTTATGAACGAACGTCGGGAAACCATAGAGAAACAAATGGAACGGATGTGACAGTCGGACAACCTGCACACTAAATGGGTACGACCCCCAAAATCGTGTATTGTATAGAAGTGGAGGGGAGACCACCCCACCGCAACCCTAGTCCTTTTTCTTCACTTTCATGCGTAAGATTGAACAGCAGATGATTGCCGCAATCAAAGGTAACACTGACTGGAAATCTGCAAACACTGAGGTTATTCACACTTGCGACAATGTGAATTCTCCCGTGTCCCATGTATATCTGCACGGGAACAAAATTGCCGAGGTTGGTGATGACTTCCTCAAATTGTTTGACGGTGGGTGGCAAACTACCACCACAAAATCCCGTCTAAATGCACTTCTCTCTGAGTTCGGTTACACTTGCGGAACTAAGCAAGAATTCATTTTTCAGAAACAATTTGAGTGGTTCATTCAAATGTTTGACCTGACAGAAAATGCAATGCGGACTATTCCTTTCACCTCTGGAATGCGTCTTGCAGGATGACAACTCTGGGGGACTAATCTCCCCCTCAATTGTTTTCACTTTTCTTCTTCAATCATGACCAAAATTCTTCACATCGAACACCCCGAAGATACCATCCTGACCGGTGACACTTCGTTCCTGCAATCTATCAAAGGTAAGCAACATCTTTCCATGAAAATCGATGGTGCTCCTGCTATTGTTTGGGGTATCAATCCTGCGACTGGAAACTTCTTCGTTGGCACCAAATCTGTGTTCAACAAAGTGAAGATAAAGATCAACGAAACTCATGCGGACATTGATATTAACCACACCGGCATCGTTGCAACTATCCTCCACAATTGCTTTGACTATCTGCCACAAACCAACGGCATTTTTCAGGGTGATTTTATTGGTTTCGGTGGTTCCGACGAGTATACACCAAACACCATAACTTACAAATTCCCTAACATCGTGCGTGAGGAAATCATCATTGCTCCACATACACTTTACACTGCAGAATCTGACCTGCGTGATGCTATCGCACGTCCCCTAGATTTCGTCATCACTGATACTCCCTACTGTAAGTTCGTTAAGAGTGATGCCTACATTTATTCCGGTTGGTATGATCGACTGGGTGAAGAGTTTGAGTTATCTCCCGTCGTTAATATGATTGAGGAACTGATGCAAACTGTTTCCTTCGTTAGTGATAAGGAAGCAGCACAAATTAAGAAAAATGTTAATCGTTCTATTCGTGAGGGTTATGCACTCACCAACGACGATTTTCTGGGCAATGAGTTGCTCATGCGTCTCTACGGGTTGATGATAGTTTTGAAGGATGATTTGAAGGCACAGTGTCGTCAACTCAATGGTCCTGAAGCATACCTCAACGGTGAAAGAATCTCTGGTGAGGGTTATGTAATGCACAATGAGTTTGGAACATTCAAGTTGATCAATCGTCGGTCCTTCAGTGTTGCTAACTTCAACAACAATAAGTTTGCAACAGTCTGATAATCATTCGTTCGTGATAACAGCAGTTGGGGGGTATATGCCCCCCTTATGTGTTGCCCGCCGTGCCCCCCCGTATATAAAAACCCCCAACTTCCCTAAGCTATAAACGACCCAGATCGACCTCTCTATTTCTCTCTCATAAAAAAAATTTTTTCATATATAAAAAATGGCACAAGGGTTCAAAGATATGCAAAAAAATCCGCAGGAAAATTTAACGACCATAGAGATCGATCCAGTATCAGGTGAGCATTATGTAACTATTCCTGAGTGGATTTGTGATGAGAAGGGGTGGTACGAGGGAGTAGAAGTAAACATTGAGGTTGAGAACGACTGTATTATTATTAGAGATATTGACTCTGTATAGATAGAGTGTTATGATACTGAAGTAACGTTACTGAATTATGGCTAAAGGATTTACAGTAAAAGCAAAGGCACCCAAAAAGTCTGAGAGCACTCAAGAGTGGGACTATGATAAAGCAAAGCAAATGATCAGAGGCAAGACTGTGGTCTTTTGCCTACCCGGTAGAGGAGTTTCTTATACGTATCTCAAAAACTTTGTACAACTTTGTTTTGATTTAGTACAGGCAGGAGCAAGCATCCAGATCTCGCAAGATTATTCATCAATGGTGAATTTTGCAAGATGCAAGTGTTTAGGTGCGAATGTACTGCGAGGACCGGATCAGATTCCTTGGGACGGCAAGTTGAAGTATGATTATCAATTGTGGATTGATAGTGATATTGTTTTTAATACTGAGAAATTCTGGCAACTGATTCTACTGGACAAGGATATTGCCAGTGGATGGTACATGACTGAAGACGGACGTACTACAAGTGTAGCCCACTGGATGGAAGAAGATGATTTTCGTAATAATGGTGGAGTCATGAATCATGAAACGGCAGAAACAATGCCAAAACGTAAGAAACCATTTACTGTAGACTATGCAGGATTTGGGTGGTTATTGATCAAGCACGGAGTCTTTGAACATCCTGAGATGAAGTACCCATGGTTTGCACCAAAGATGCAAGTCTTTGAGTCTGGAGAGGTACAGGATATGTGTGGAGAGGATGTAAGTTTCTGCCTTGATGCAAAAGAAGCAGGATTTGAAATTTGGTGCGATCCTCGTATTAGAGTTGGTCACGAGAAGACAAGGGTTATCTAATGAAAAAACAGGCAGAATATACAATTCTCCATAGAGGCAAGATATTACATAAAAATTTGACAGAAGAAGAATATTTTGATATTATGGAGGACCTTTCGGTAGAGTACTATCAGAAGGGTTCTCCAAGACCACAAGATCTTGAAACAAAAATCACACAGTATTAGGGAGTATCATGGCAGTTCGTTCAAAAGTTGGTTTAGTCAAAGACGGTTTTATGCCCGGTAAACCGAAAAAAACTCGTCAAGGAGATGGTAAGAATACGAAGTATGCGGCAACGTCGCGTAACTCGGCTCGCAAGAGGTATCGGGGACAAGGACGTTAATATATACATTAACTAATATTACGTCATATGGCATGTTTGATCGCAAATCTTCCTTCAATGGAAGTATGGGTTCGTAAAGAATATCTAACAGATCATCAAAGTGGACATGGTGAATTTGTAAAGGGCGTCTGGGTTTCGGTCAAATCGATTCCTGGACGTGCTTTTTATTTTGAGACGTATTTACCAGAGTATGCGGCAATGTACGATAAATTGCCCATCAGTGCCTTTGTATCAGACCCTGAGACCCCTTCACCAGACATGAGTCTACCAAACCTACAATTCTGGAATTGCATGGACTACGGAGTCGTCTCAGTGGACAAAAAGTTTATTGGTTCCATGGACTTTGAGTGTTATACAAGGGATCATGGTATTGTAAAAGGTACTTATGTCTGTACAATTGATAATTATCACCATGATCCAGACTATGTTGACTATGCCACAAGTGAAAATCCTGCCGAACACAAGTCACATAACCTGATTGAACTTGAAAATGGTCAATATGCACTGTATCCAAATAATAGATTACGTATTTTTGACAATAGTTTGACACCTGTTGACCCTAAAATGCCTGATTTTAAGGTTTCGACGCAATATTATCAAGTTGAGAATGGTCATGATCGACTTGGTATGGGTCGTGAGGACGAATATTTTTGGAAAACGGCAAAAGAACGTGAAAATGTACCTAAAGAAGGTGAAAATAAATAAAAAATAGGGATAGCAACCCCTCAAAAAGTTCTGTTTTTCCAAAACAGGAGTAAAATGGCAAATTCACCTGTCGATAGAGACAAAAATTACATGAGAGAAGTATGGGGAACAACAAGTCTAACGTCAGATTATTGGTCACTGCCACGTAAAACAGAAGATCCCGAAGAAAGAGTAATTCAAGAGATTATGCATGACGATCTGAAATCAGGACAGAAGAATCTTCAAGAATAAGGTATAAATAAAATTACGAAAACTCTTAAAAAATGGCAAATCAGAGGATATCGCGGGCATTTAAGGACATTAGTTTGTCTTTTGAGCCCCATCCTGTGACAAAAGACTTACAAGTACTTAAAAATGAGAACGCAATTCGTCGTTCTGTGAGAAATATTGTTGAAACTATCCCAACAGAGAGATTTTTTAACTCTTTGTTGGGTTCTGATGTAAGAAGAAGCCTATTTGAATTCGTCGATTTTGGTACAGCATCTGTAATTCAGGATCAAATACAAATTGCAGTCGAAAACTTTGAAGAAAGAGTGGAAAATTTGGTTGTTGAAGTAGATCCAATACCAGATGATAACACTTTTAATGTAACGGTTATATTTGATATTATTGGTCAAGAGTTTCCAACACAAGAATATTCATTCCTCTTAGAGGCAACAAGATAAAATGCCTTTTACAAAGTATACAAATCTAGATTTTGATCAGATAAAGACTTCTATCAAAGATTATCTCCGTGCAAACTCTACGTTTACGGATTTTGACTTTGAGGGATCAAACTTTTCTGTTTTAATAGATACGTTAGCATATAATACTTATATAACAGCGTTTAATTCAAATATGATTGTGAATGAATCCTTTCTGGATTCAGCCACTCTCAGAGAAAATGTTGTTTCTCTTGCCGGAAATATTGGATATGTACCACGTTCAAGAACAGCATCAGTAGCACAGATATCGTTTGATGTAACAACCACCGTAGACACCCCTACACTGACTCTCAAGGCAGGTATAGTGTGCGTAGGCAGTGCTAATGACTCCACATATACATTTGCCGTTCCAGAGGATATTACGGCAAATGTGGTTGATGGAACAGCTTCTTTTGATAAAATTGATGTATTGCAAGGAATATTTTTAACAAAGAAATTTTTGTATGATGGATCATTAGATCAAAGGTTTATCTTAAATAATTCTTTTATTGACACATCGACTATTAAAGTTTATATTGGTAAAGAAAATACCAGAGGTATTGAATATTCTCTTTCGGAAAATATTTTTAATATTGATAAAAATTCAAGAATCTTTTTCATAAATGAAGTTCAAGATGAAAAATATGAATTGAGATTTGGTGATGGAATTATTGGCAAAAAACTAGGTGAAGATGGTGATGGAACTTATATTACTGTAAATTATATTGTAACAGATGGCAGAGATGGTAATGGTGCTAGTAATTTCTCTTTTTCCGGAACACTAGAATCTGCCAACAATCAAGTCATTGATCCTGGAACTGTTACGATTACAACCAATCAATCATCAATTAATGGTGGTGAAATTGAACCAATCGACTCTGTTAAGTATTATGCCCCAAGACTGTACTCATCACAGTACAGGGCAGTTACAGCAAGGGACTATGAGGCAATTATTAGGAGAATATATCCTAATACTGAATCAGTTTCTGTAGTTGGTGGTGAGCAGTTAGATCCTCCTCAATTTGGAACGGTTCAAATTAGTATAAAACCAAAAAATGGAAGTTTTGTTTCTGATTTTAATAAAGAACAGATTTTATCAAAATTAAAACAATTTTCTGTATCTGGAATTAATCAAAAGATAATTGATCTTAAGATTCTTTATGTAGAGTTAGACAGTTCTGTTTATTATAATTATTCAAAAATATCAGGTTTAGAGGAACTAAAAACTTCGATTACAGATTCTCTTCGAAAGTATTCCAACTCATTAGACTTAAACAAGTTTGGAGGAAGACTTAGATATAGTAAAGTTCAACAAGTTATTGATAATACAAACACGGCAATTACTTCAAATATTACAAAAGTAATTATTCGTAGAGACTTAAAAGCAGTTCTAAACACTTTTACACAATATGAATTATGCTATGGAAATAGATTTCATGTAAATCCTCAAGGAAAAAATATTAAGTCTACAGGATTTAAAATTTCTGGAGAAAGTTCTACAGTATATTTTTCAGATGTTCCAAATGAGGATTTAAAAACTGGAACTATTTCAATATTTAAAATTGATGCAGATGGAAATATCGTTGTAGTATCTGAAGAAGTTGGAACAGTGGATTATGAAAAAGGAGAAATTATTCTTGGAACTTTAAATATTACATCGACTATGGTTGCTGGTAATGTTATAGAAATTCAAGCATTTCCAGAGTCCAATGATGTTGTTGGTTTGAGAGATTTGTATATCACATTAAATGTTTCTAAAAGTACAATAAATATGGTAAGAGATGTAATTGCTTCTGGTGACGAAATATCCGGAACCAGATTTGTTAATGATTTTTATACATCAAGTTATTCAAACGGAAGTCTTATAAGAAAGTAGCATGATACAAACTGGAATTGAATCTAGAGTCAAGATTCAGGATGTAATTTCCAATCAATTACCAGAATTTCTTTTGGATGAAAGTCCAAAAGCAATAGATTTTTTAAAGCAATATTATATTTCTCAAGAATATCAGGGAGGTCCTGTTGATCTCATCGATAATCTTGATCAATATTTAAAAGTAGATAATTTAAAACCGGAAGTTATTGTTGATAGTGTATTATTAGATAATGATGTAACATCTACTGATACTATAATTGAAGTTTCTAGTACTAAAGGATTTCCGAATGAGTATGGTCTTTTGAAAATCGATGATGAGATCATTACTTATACAGGTATAACATCCAATACATTCACTGGATGTATTCGTGGTTTTAGTGGAATTTCAGAATTTGATCAAAATTCTAATAGTAAAGATTTAGTATTCTCTACTTCAACTGCTACATCTCATAAAAGTAGTGCGCCTGTACAAAACCTAAGTTCTTTATTCTTAAAGGAGTTTTATATAAAATTAAAATCAACTTTTACTCCAGGATTAGAAAATATTTCTTTTGTAGAAGAAATTGATGCTGGCAATTTTATAAAGAGAGCAAAAGATTTTTATTCATCAAAAGGAACTGATGAAGCGATAAAAATTCTCTTCAAAGTTATTTTTGGTGAATCTCCATCTATTATAAATTTGGAAGATTATTTAATTAAACCATCTTTTGCAAATTATGTTAGAAGAGAGATCGTAATTGCAGAAGTTGTATCTGGAGAACCTTTAAAAATTATTGGTGAAACTCTCATAAAAAATACTGATGCAAATACAACAGCATCCATCTCTGCCGTAGAACCATTTTCAAGAAAAGGAAAAACTTTTTATAAAATCGAGCTGTATATCAGCAATGATGGTAGGTCTTCAGTGGAGGGTAATTTTGAAATTACCCCAAATACAAAATTAATTGAAAGTGCATCAGTAGGAGATAATATTTTAACAGTAGATTCTACTTTAAGTTTTCCAGAATCAGGAACTTTAATTTCTGGTAACAATACAATTTCTTATACAGGAAAAAGTGTAAATCAGTTTTTTGGATGCACGGGCATTAATACTGCAGTAGCAAAATCATCAAATATTAGATCTAATGATACTTATTTTTCATATGAAAATGGAGATGTTACCAAAAAAGTAGAATTAATAATTTTTGGAGTAATTAGTGATTTCAAACAAGAAAGTGAAAACTTCAAAGCAAGTGAAGGTGATTTAATTTCTATAAAAAATATCGGAGATAAAATTAAAAATAATAATTCAAATTGGAAAGAAATTTTTGCTAATTCTTTAATATACAATACCAGTACAAGATATGAAATATCAAATAATGATTCTAATAAATTATCATCTACTATTGATAGATCAAGTTTAAAAATAGGTGATGAAGTTGAAATATTGGAAAGAGAATCTGAAATTGTAGTTACTTCTTCAAATCCAGTATATATTACAAATATTGATAAATCTCAAAATACTTTAACCTTAGAAAATAAACCAAGTTTAAATGCCAATACAAAGTATGACATAAGAAGAAAATTAAATAAAACCAAATCTTCTGGATCTACATTTGAATCCGATTCATTATTATCAGATGTGCTTAATCTTTATGTTGATAAAGATGAGTATGCATATATTGCATCCAATTCTTTACCATCCAAGATTGTTGAATTATCTAATGGTACTGTAATAGATAATTATCGTTTAGATGTTCAAGAAAGTGTTAAGTCAGTAACTATTTCCAACCTTTCAAATTTAACAGATTTATCTGATGAAGTATATAATACTTTTGAAGTTGATAATGTACCTTTTTTAACTGGAGAAGAAGTATTCTATTCTTCTGAAGGAGAAACTTTAGTTGGATTAACTACAGGAACATATTTTGTAAAGAAAATATCAAATAAAAAATTCAAATTATATGGATCTCAATCTACAATAAGTTCTGGAAGTAATTTGACATTCCAAGTATCAAATTCTGGATTAGGAACTCACACTTTTATATTAAATTCCCAAAAAGAAAATGATCTTGGAATACAGAAAATTTTAAGAAAATTTCCATTAGAAAAAAATATTAAAGAGGGTTCTGGAACACTAACAGTTCCTGGAAAAACTGGAATGTTGATTAATGGTGTTGAGATTGATAACTATAAATCTGATGATGCAGTATATTTTGGTCCTATTAATGATGCAAATGTTTTATTTGGTGGGGAAGACTATGATGTAATTAATCTGCCACGCATTGTAGTTTCTGATAGTACTGGTAGTGGTGCAAAAATTCAACCAGTAATCAGTGGTAAATTTGAAAAAGTATACGTAGATACTCAAGATTATGATATTGATAAAATTGCCTCTATTGATATTTCTGGTGGAAATGGAAGTGGTGCTGTTATTGAACCAGTATTAATTACCAGACCCAGAGAGGTTTTATTTAATGCCGATGAATTTTCTAGTGGTGGTGGAGTTAATGAAACAACAAATCAGATTGTATTTTTAACAGACCACAATTTTGTTAATGGTGAACAAGTAATTTATAATTCATTGGGAAATACTGCCATAAAAATTGGCACATCGATAAGCAACGAATTTATGCCCGATAATTCAACATATTTTGTTGAAGTAACGAACAATAAAGCAATAAAATTATATTTTAATTTAGAAGATCAACAATCAAAAACAAATCCTGTTGGAATTTTTACAGGATCTCTGGGAAGTCATAAATTTTCAACTGTTTCTTCAAAAAAACAAATTGATAGTATTAAAATTATTAATAGTGGAGAGGGATATACTAATAGAAAACTAATTGTTAGCCCGACAGGAATATCTACAGTAAACAATTTAGTTAATTTTGTTAATCACGGATTTAATGATGGTGAATTAGTATCTTATGATTACGAAACAACTCAAATTTCTGGAATTTCTAGTGCAAATCAATATTATGTTTTAAAGGTTGATAACGATTCTTTTAGGTTATGCAATGCTGGTGTTGGAGGAACTATTACCTCAAATTATGAAAGATTGAATTATGAAAAATTCAACAGTATTGGAAGTGGAGAGCAATATTTTAAATATCCAGATATTTCAGTTTCTATTCAATACACTACTACCGGAATTGGATCAACCACTCAAACTTTTGAAAATTTAGTTCTTACTCCAGTGGTAAAGGGAGAAATAATTGACGCATATGTATATGAGTCTGGAACTGGATACGGATCGACAATTATAAACTATCAAAGAAAACCAACAGTAACTTTACAGAATGGAAAATCTGCACAATTAACTCCAGTTGTTGTTAATGGTAGACTTACAAAAGTTTCAATTAGTTATCAAGGTACAGAGTATTATTCTGTTCCCGATTTGATAGTTTCTGGAACAGGAACTGGGGCTGAATTGAGAGCAATAATTAATGATAGTGGACAAATTAGTGAAGTCAAGGTTCTCAATACTGGTATTGGATATTCTTCATCAAATACGAGTATTGAAGTTATTCCATCAGGAAAAAATGCTTTTATTGATTCACAAATAAGAAAATTAACTATTAATAATAATCATACAAAATTCTCTACTGGTGAAGTTTTATTGAATGGTAAAGATAAACTTCAATATTCAGTTTCCAAGTATTTTGAATCTTTAAGAAATTCATTCTTAGAGAATGCAAATTCACGATCTGAAATTATTGGTTGGGCATATGATGGAAATCCAATTTATGGTCCATATGGATATCCCAATCCTGCGATACCTTTAGGAGTAAAAACACTAGAATCTGGATATACTCTCGATTCTTCAAATGTTGTAGATAGACCTTCTGGATTTGATGATGGATTTTTTGTTGAAGATTATAAATTTGATAATAGTGGTGATTTAGATGAATATAATGGAAGATATGAAAGAAATGATGATTTTCCAAATGGTGTTTATGCATATCATGCAACAATAGACGAATTCCCATATTTCATAGGAAATAAGTATAGATCCGAACCAGTTTTTGATTCTAATTTAGATCAATCATTTGATTTCAATAATTCTAATTTATTAAGAAATACTTTACCATATAAGGTATCAGAAAAAGGTGCAGACTATGATTTTGTAAATGAAATTAGTGATGTTTTAGAACAAAAAATAAAAGTTGTTTCTGTTACTTCAGGTCCAATAGAATCTTTGGAGATTCAGAGTGCTGGAGACAAGTTTAAAGTCGGAGATAAATTGATTTTTGACGAAACTAATACCTCTGGAAGTGGATTAGATGTTGCTGTAGAATCATTAAAAGGGAAAAATATTACAAATATAGAAACAACTTCAACTTCATATCAAAATTCCGTCTTTACTTGGAATTCTTCGGATAAAATAAAGGTTTCAATATTACCAAATCACAATCTCTCTAACTTAGATTATGTTACTATATCTGGATTTTCTACAAACCTTTCAAAATTAAATGGAAGTAATAGAATTTCTGTTCCTTCATATAATAATGCAACTTGCCTATCTACAATAACATCATCATCTGCAGGTTTTACAACAGAAATTTATGTAGCACCGATTCCGGATCAAATATCAGTTGGTAGTAGTATCAGTATTGGAACAGAAACCCTGAGAGTTCTTGGTGTATTTAAGAATGAAAATATCTTAAGAATAGAAAGAGGATCAACTGGAATATCACATACAGTTGGTACTGCAGTTTCTTTCTTGCCAGACTTCTTTACTATCGATAAGTCAGTAGACAAATTTGAATCTTCTACAAGCAACAAAGTATTCTTTAACCCTAGAGAATCTATAGGAGTTTCAACTATAAGTGGAGTTGGATATAGTACTTCATTTGTTTTTGGAAATATTACTGTAAACAAAGATATTCCATCTAAGAGTATTAATATTAATAATCACTCATTTACAACAAATCAACGTGTTGTATTTACTAATAATGGAACGAGTATAACTGTTTCTACTGATGGTGTAAATGTATCCAATATTGATACAAATCTTTTTGTCATTAATAAAAATCCAAATTTAATTGGATTGAAGACATCTATTGATGGAGATGAGTTATTCTTCCATTCTAATGGTGATGACAATGATCTCTATTCATTAGAATCTAATCCTACACAAGTTCTTGGAAATGTTGATAAAAGAGAAGTGTCAGTTTTTGTTTCTACTGCACATGAACTTAGAAATGGAGATTTTATAACTTTAGATGTTCAACCAAATCTTTCTGTAGGAATAGGAACTTCTACAGCAGTTCGTGTTGTCTATAATTCTCAAATAGGCAATATTACAGTAAATCCTATTGGATTCAATTCTACAGGTATCAATACATCTACTAATGAATTTACCATAAACAATCATGAATTTGAAACTGGTGATAAAGTCCTTTATGAAGACATTGGATATGGAGAGTATTTTGTATTTAAGATTGATAATAATAAATTTAAACTTTGCGAAACTTATTTTGACTCTCAGCAAAACCCTCCAACTACTGTAAGTTTTGCGTCCACAGGAACTGCTTCGCAGTCAATATCATTAATTAATCCCAAATTGAATCCAACTAAAAATAATAATTTTGTATTTGATCTTTCCGATTCTAGTTTGACTGGATATAATTTTAGGATTTATGAAGACTCCAAATTTAATAATGAATTTATTTCTGTAGGTTCAACAAATCAATTTACGATAACCAAAACAGGGACAATTGGATCTGCTTCAGCATCCTTAACATTGAACTACAATTCAAATATTCCAGAAAAATTATATTATACATTAGAAAAAGATGGCACGATAGTTAAATCTGACACTGAAGTTGAGAATTATTCTACTATTGAATATAAAGAAAGTGTATATAATAATACCTATAAGATAACTGGAATAGGCACAACGACATTTAATTTAAATATTACCGAAAAACCAGAAAGATCTTTTTATATTTCAACAGAATGTGATGTTTTAAATTATTCAACATCATCAAGTTTTGCTTCCGGTCCAGTAAATTCATTAAATGCAATATCTTTTGGATCTGGGTACAAATCTTTACCAACTTTAAAATCGACAAATTCGATTTCTGGTTTCGATCTACTCGTAAATCCACTGTCAAACTCAATTGGATCTGTAAAAGAAAAGGAAATCTTAAATAACAAGTTTACCTATTCCTCAGATAAAACACTCAGACCTAAAGCAAACGTCTCTCCAACTATCGTATTGGAGGATTTAAATACGATAGATCAAATATTGGTAACTAATAGTGGTGAAGGGTATACAACTGCACCAACCCTAAAACTTGTTGATTCTGTAAGTAGAAATGTAATAGATTCCGGAATATTGAAACCAATTTTAACAGGATCTGCAATTTCCTCGGTTAATGTTGAGTCTAAACCAAAAGGTTTGCCAGATGAAACTGTAGAAATATTTGCGACCAATAATACTAATGGAGTTGCAATTGTAAGTGTAGAATCATCAAACTCTGGTATTTTTACATGCACAATATCAACACCAATAACTACAGGAATTTCTGCATTTACAGTTCAACCTTTTAATGTTGGTGATAAAGTTTATGTTGAAGGAATTCAAAAATTTAGCAGTACTGGTGATGGATTTAATTCTGAAGATTATGGATTTAAGTATTTTGAGGTAACAAATATAAACACTAGTGGAGTAAATGATACTGTTACAATTAGTGTATCAGGACTTACTACAAACACTGGTATTGCAAAAACTGTTCAGGATTATTCTGGAGTCTTAATTAATAAAAATGATTATCCTCAGTTTGAAATAACTCAAAAATTATCAGAATTTTTTGAAGGAGAAAGTTTATCTTCAAATGGAATAATCAGAGACTTAACGGTTGCTAAAAATATTGAAAATCAATTAAAAGTTTCTGGATTATATGATCTATCTGTTGGAGAAGTCATCACAGGAACCGAATCTGGAACCGTTGCAACGATAAAATCACTGAATGTTAATGAAGCATTTTTTGATGTTGAATTTTCCAATAGAAAAAATATTGGATGGAGAGATCAAGTTGGTAAACTAAGTGAAGATTATCAAGTAATTCCTGACAATGATTACTATCAAAATTTATCTTACTCAGTAAAGAGTTCTATAACTTATAAAGATCAACAATCACCTGTAGAAAATTTAGTTCATACTAGTGGATTGAAAAATTTTGCGAATACTGGAATTTCTTCTTCTGTAACTGCAGGTATCACTACAACTAAAGAACAATTTACAATCATTTATGACATTGTTGATGATCGTAGAGTAGATACAGTTAATAATTTTGATAATGTTGTAGATGTAGATGTTGTAAATTCAACATCCAAATTCCTAAAACTTGAAAATAGGAATCTTACCAACTATGCAGAATTGAGAAATCTTAACGTATTGGAAATTGATGATATTAGTGATCAATTTTCCAATTCTGAATCAGAAAATACTGAATTTTTATCTATTGATGAAGTTGATAATATAACATATCAAAATTATTTGTTTAGAGTTACCAGTAGTGACAACAGTGAAATACAGTTAACTGATCTAACAATTTTAAGTGATGGAATTGAGACTGTTATTGTTGAAAATGAATCGTTATATAATTCAAACACCCAATATGGAAGTTTTGAATTATTTGAAAATGAATTTGATGAAACTTTCCTAAGATTTATTCCTGTTGATCCTTTCAATACTGATTATGATGTCAAATTAATTAAGCAATCTTTCAATACAAGTTTATCTGGAGTTGGAACACAACCAGTTGGATTCGTAACTTTAACCGGATCTGTTGACATAGAAAATAGCACTGTTGGTTTAGGAACTACCACAATAATCTCCGTAGATTCTAATAAATTTAAATCTCTTTATATTAATGCACAAGTGACTAATACCATCACGGATGATATGAATTATGTAAGATTATATGTTGCACATGATGGAACAAATAGTTTTATGTCAGAATATTACATTGACAATACTCTCAGTTCATCAACAGGTGATTCAATAGGAACATTCTATTCCAATTTGAGTAGTGGAATTTTATCAATAACACACGAAAATACCACATCAAATACAATCAATATAAAAACAAACATCGTTGGTTTTGGAACAACTACATCCGGAATTGGAACATATAGATTTAAGTCATCAGATCAATTGGATGGACAAGAAAGAAGTGTAGTTTATAATTCAAATTATCAATCTACAGTATCTTTAGCATCCACAACCATTCATACTTTAGATAAGACATTATTTAATGCATCAAAATCTTTAGTACAAGTCAGTATAGGTGCCAGTAAAGCACTTCATCAGGTTATGATGTTATTTGATGGAAATGATGTTTATACTCAACAGTTACCTTTCCTTTCAGTAGACAGCATTACTAATACTCTTGACACTTTATCTGGTATCGGAACTTTTGGTGGAGAAGTATCTGGATCTAATTTAATTCTAAAATTCTATCCAGACAACCAAAATCAACAAGTTGATATTGAAGTATTTAATAAGTCTCTTTATTCGCAGGTAGATTCTATTAATAATTATCTAGATTTGTCTTATGGTGCTGTAACTGAAAGTATTGATGAAAGATTCTATAATTCAATTAATGGTGATAGAATCAATAGAACTAATTTTAAACTCAATAGCAAACTCAAACCAATTTTCTCAAAAGAATTTAATCCAAATTCTGTAGCATTAGCACAAACAACAGGAATATTTACTATTCCAGATCATTTCTTTATGACTGGTGAAGAATTAATTTATACTCCAAACTCAACCATTGTTGGTGTTGGTACTAGTGCAATGATGACCAGTGCAACTGATGTCTTGCCATCTACAGTATATGCAATTAAAATAACAGAGGATACTTTCAAAGTTGCAATAACAACTACAGCAGCTCAAAGTGGTATTGGAATAACGTTTACTTCTTTAGGTGAAGGAAATGCTCATAGATTTACTATGAAAGAAAGAAATACTAAGTGTTTAATTAGTGTTGATGAACTTGTTCAATATCCATTGGCATTTTCTGGAATAACTCACACTTTATCTGGTAATATAGGAATTACTACTACTATCATTCCTTTGAGTGGAATTTCATCAATTAATCCAAGAGATGTTTTATTGGTTGATGATGAATATTTGAAAGTTACTAATGTTGGAAATGGAACATCCACTGCTGGACCAATCACAAATAGCGGAAGTGTAAAACTTGTAGAAGTTGATAGAGGATTTGTTGGATCTTCCGCAACAACTCATACTAATTCTACAAGTGTTCAACTTTATAGAGGATCATTTAATATTGTTGATGATGAAATTCACTTTACAGAACCTCCAAGAGGAAATCCTCAAATCGATAAAACTGACTCCAATTTGGACTTTGAAACATCTTCCTTTAATGGAAGAGTATTCTTAAAATCAAATTACAATAACAATAAAGTATATGATGATATTTCTGATAAATTTACTGGAATAGGAAGAACATTTACTTTGACAGTTGGTGGTGCTAACACTACTGGTATTGGAACAGATGGAGGCAGTGGTCTTGTGTTTGTCAACAACATCTATCAATCACCAAAAACAGATAATAATCCATCCATATTTAACTATGAAATTTTAGAAAATACTACATCAGGAATAACAACTGTAGAATTTTCTGGTATAACCAGACCCGATAATGTTCTTGAATATGTAAGTTCCGATTCTGATATAAATCAAAATGAGACTCCCAGGGGAGGGATTATAGTTTCTTATGCTTCTACACCTGGACTTGGATTTGCTCCACTTGTAGGTGCTTCTGTAACAGCTGTTGTTGGTGCTGGGGGATCTATCGTATCTGTAGGACTGGGAACTACCGACAATCTTGGATCTGGATATAATGGATTAGTTTCAATTGGAGTATCAGTTTTTGAAGAAGGTCATTCTGGAACTCCTGCAGAAATAACAGCAACAGCAAATGTCGGTGCTGGTGGAACACTTTCTTTCAATGTCAATTCAGGTGGAACTGGGTATACAAATCCACAAATATTTGTATCTGATCCATCATATGCAAATCTTCCTGTCACTGGTGTTTATAGAGAGGGTATTGGCAACACAACAACCACCGGTATCGGGTTATTAATGGATGTTATAGTTGGTGGTGCTTCTACAAATGTTGGAATTGGTTCAACTTATTTTGAAGTGAAAGATTTTAACTTCTCAAGATCCGGTTATGCATTCAAGAGAGGTGACATTTTCAAACCAGTCGGTTTAGTTACCGATTCCAATTTATCATCTCCATTATCAGATTTTACAATAGAAGTAATTGATACATATTCTGACAATTTTGCAGCATGGGAATTTGGTGAACTCGATTATATAGATTCTATTCAAAATCTTCAGAATGGAAGTAGAACAAGATTCCCACTCAACTATAATGGAGAACTTCTTAGTTTTAAACCACAAGAAGGATCTCCAATCGAAGAAAATATCAATAATGTATTAGTTATCTTTATAAATGGTGTTCTTCAAAAACCGGTAACTAATTTCGTCTTTGAAGGTGGAACTTCTTTCGTATTCACCAAAGCACCTTTACCAGAAGATGAAGTTGAAATTTATTTCTATAAGGGTGTTGATGGAATTGATTCTAATTCAGTAGATAATGTGAGACCAACACTAAAAACTGGTGATAAGGTTCAAGTTATTAGTAATAATAATGTTCCAAATACAATAACTCAAAACGAGAGAACTGTTTACAATTTAGCATTCTCCGATAAATTTGAAACTAATAGATATTTTGAGCAGGGAATCGATGAAAGTAATTTCAAACCACTTTCTTGGATTAAGCAAAAATCTGACAAAAAAGTTAATGGTGAATTTGTAAGTAAGTCCAGAGATGTATTAGAACCTCTAATTTTCCCAACTGCAAGAATTATTAAGGATGTGTCTGTGAGCGATACTGAAGTATTTGTTGATAATGCAGAACTTTTCGAATACGAAGATAAAGTGAATGCTGCCTCAGTAGGAACTCCATATGACGATGGTTCTACACCATGTGATGCATTGGTTGTCAATGGAATTTCTACAGTTGGATATTCAACTGGTCTTGTTGAAAAAATTACTGGATTCAATGCTATAAATGGTTCTTCTGGAATTATTACTGGGATCACGACATCTACAGGATCTGGATCAAATCCATTGGCTATTGTATTCTCAATTACCGATACTAACAGCACATTGAGTGGATTATCTACTGGATATCCTATCTACATTCATGATACAAACGTAGGTAATGGAGTTACATCAATTAATAGTTCGGATTCTGAAGTCGTTGGTATTGGAACTACATGTTTAGATAACATTTATTATGTTTCCGATGTCTCATCATCGCAGTTAATAACAGGTGTATACTTAGGAATTGTAACTTGCAATGTACATTCTAATACAAATATTGTAGGTATTGCCACTACTGGAAGTTCTCCCAATAATATTGTTGGAAGATATTCATGGGGTAGATTATCTGGAGGAACAAGATCCTCAAGTCCAATATCCATTGGTGTAACCGGTAATATTGTTTCCGGATTATCAACATATCCGACTATTCAAAGAAGAGGTGGAATTAATATAAGAAAGACAGGTGCTCTTCCAAAAATTGAAAATTAATATTATCGTATAAATATCTAAAAAACAATTAATATGTCTGCATTCGTAACAGATCAATTTAGAATATTGAATGCTGGTTCTTTTGTAGAGTCCATCAATAATAACTCTTATTACGCTTTTTTGGGTCTGTCAAATCCAACGACTCCAAATCCTGGATTTGGTAGAACCTCTAACTGGAATTCAAGCACAACTAATAATCCTGTAGATAATTTTCAACATTTATCTCATTATAGAGATACTAGTTTGTTTGGTAAAAAAATTACCACAGAAAATGCCAGAAGAGTTATAAGAAAAATTGAGTGGGTCTCAAATAATCAATATGATGCATATAGACATGATTATGGACAAAATAACATAGCACCTGTAAGTAAAGCTTTAAAGTTATATGATGCAAACTATTATGTAATTACTAGTGATTTTAAAGTTTATGTTTGTATAGAAAACGGAACAACAGGGATTAATCCAACTGTTCCTCGATCAACTTTCGAACCAATACATACTGATGTAGAACCTGTTTCTTATTCAGATGGATATAAATGGAAATATCTTTTTAAAGTTTCACCATCAGATATTATAAAATTTGACTCTACAGAGTTTATTGTTGTCCCAAATAATTGGGAAACCACTACAGATTCTGAGATTGCAGTTATTAGAGATGGTGGCAATTCAGATGAAAAAGATAATCAGATAAGGACAGTATATATTGAAAATGGTGGAACTGGATATGGTACTGGCACAGGTTCCTTCACAGCATCAATTCTAGGTGATGGTAGTGGTGGTGAAGTTAGTATAACAACAGATACTAATGGAGTTATAACTGGTGTTCAGGTAACTCAAGGTGGAAAGGGATATACTTATGGAATTGTTGATTTAAGTTCAAGTTCTGGATCTGGGTCAAAATTAATCCCAATTATTCCTCCATCCAAAGGACATGGGTATAATATTTACAAAGAATTGGGTACAGACAGAGTATTACTATATGCTAGATTTGATAGTTCGACAAAGGATTTTCCTATAGATACAAAATTTGCTCAGGTTGGTATTGTAAAAAATCCTGAACAATTTGCAGGAACAGGTGTGACATTTACAGGAAATACATTTTCATCACTTTTTTCTGTTGGATTGACTACTTCCAGAACTGTGACTATTGGTGAAAAAATTACTCAAGATCAAGGTAATAATGTTGAAGCGAGAGGTTATGTAGCTTCTTTTGATAAAGAAACTAATATTTTGAAATACTATCAAGATAGATCTTTATGTTTTGGTAATGAAGTTGACCAAACACAACATCCAAATACAGCAGGTATCACTACATTTAATTCTAGTAGTGCTATCAACTTTTCAGAATCTTTAGGATCTGCAACAATTGATAATAGTTTAAATGGTAGTGTTATAACTGTTAATTCAAAACAAATTAATTTGGGAGTTACTTTCTCAAATGGACTTGCAAATCCTGAGATAAATAAAAAGACAGGGGATATAATCTACATCGATAATCGACCCGAAGTTCAAAGAGACTCTAGACAAAAAGAAGACGTTAAAATCATTCTGGAATTCTAAAAAAGATGGCACAAAAAACCGACTTAAATATCAACCCATATTATGATGACTTTGATGAGGATAAAAACTTTTACAAAGTTTTATTTAAACCAGGATTTCCAGTTCAAGCTAGAGAACTAACCACTCTTCAGTCTATTTTACAAAATCAAGTAGAGTCTTTTGGAAGTAATATTTTTAAAGAAGGATCCATGGTTATACCTGGAGGTATAACTTTTGATAATGACTATTCCGCAGTAAAATTAAATTCTACCAATTTAGGAATAGATGTTTCCCTCTATATTAAGAATTTTATTGGAAAAACGATAACGGGACAAAGTTCTGGTGTAACTGCTAGTGTTAAAAATGTAGCACTTACCAGTGAGTCTGATTTGGTAGAATACTTAACAATATATGTAAAATATTCTACGGCAGGTAACGATCCTGAAATATCTGCATTTGAGGATGGAGAATTATTAATTGCTAATGAGAATGTAACATATGGAAATACTACAATTTCTTCTGGTACAGCATTTGCATCATTGATTGCATCTAATGCAACATCTACAGGTTCTGCATTGTCTGTTGATAGTGGAGTTTATTTTGTAAGAGGAACGTTTGTTGATGTTCCAAAACAAACTCTTATATTAGATTATTATACGAATACACCATCGTATAGAGTAGGATTTAATATAAAAGAAGAAATTATTAATGCCAAAGATGATGATTCTTTGTATGATAATGCAAAGGGTTTTACAAATTTTGCAGCACCGGGTGCAGATAGATTCAAAATTTCATTAAATTTGACTAAAAAATCATTAACAGATTTTAATGACACTGATTTTATAGAAATTTTTAGATCTGATGATGGAAAGATCAAGAAAGTAGTTGATAAAACTGTATATAATATTATCAGAGATTATATTGCAGAAAGAACATTTGACGAGTCAGGACATTATACGGTTGATGAGTTTGAATTAAAAGTTTTAAACTCATTGAATGATAGAATTGATAATGATGGTTTATTCTTAGAAAATGAAACGACAGAAGAAGGAAATATCCCAAATGATGATTTAATGTGCGTTCAGGTATCACCTGGAAAAGCATATGTTGCTGGATATGATGTTGAGATAGATGGAACAGCAACAATTGATGTAGAAAAACCAAGAGATACTCAAAACGTATCATCTATCAATGTTCCTTTTGAAATGGGACATCTTTTGAGAATTAATAACGTTGAAGGTGCGGCAGAAGAAAAAGCAGAAATTGAATTAAAGTCTCAGTTTGAAGAAGACGGTGGTGGAAATGTTATTGGTAAAGCAAGAGTATATACATGTAACCTGACAGATGCCGCATATTCTGGCGATGCGACTGAATGGGATTTATACCTTTATGATATTCAAACGTATACTAATGTTGTATTTAATAGAGCGGTAACAACTACAGAAATTCCAACAACATCTTTCATAAAAGGAAAGAGTAGTGGAGCAAGTGGTTTTGTAGTCTTAGGAAAAAATGCTAATAATGTTGACATTTATCAGACATCAGGTACTTTTGTTGCCGATGAGCAGTTAACAGTTAATGGTATCGATGCTTCATTATCTTTGAAGAGTTTTACAGTTTATGGTATTAGAGATATTAAGTCAGTAGAACAAACTGGATTGGTAGGTACTCCTTTTAAAGGAGATGCTGTCTTAACTAAGAAGAAAATCAGAGGAATTACTGAAGCAAATTTTGTAAGTTCTACAGGTGTCTTCACAAGTCCAGGTAATCTTTTTGTTGGTATTAAGACTGGTGACATTATTAGTTATCAAGTATCTGGAAAAAGTGATCCCACTTACAATAGAGTTACTCAGGTAGATGGAAATCTGACATCAATAACAGTTGATCCAATCGGTGGAAACAATGTGTCTGGAGTTTATGATAAAGATAAAGGTGGTAACGGAACTTATAACATTAGACTTGCAGTTCCAGAACTGAGGAATAATGAAAATGCTTCTCTGTTTGCAAGACTTCCAGATTCTAATATTTCATCGGTTGATCTTTCTAATTCACAACTATCCATAACTCGTCAAATTACTGGAGAGTCAACAGATCCAAATGGAGTATTGGCATTTGATTTACCCACTGGTATCACTAGTGCAACATATCAAGCATTTGATCAAGAAAGATATTCTGTACACTTTAATAATGGTACAATTGGAACAATAAATTCTGATACTTTTAGTTTATCTGGAAATACCGTAACTATTACTGGATTATTAGCAGGTCAAACAGGTAATGTTACTGTAAACACCACTCTTAAGAAGAATGGTATTAGAAGTAAAATTAAAGAATACAATAGAAGTGCTATAAGAATTGTAGATCTTTCTACACTTGCTCAATCTGGTGCAGCAACTAGCAATTCGATCAATGATGGATTGACTTATAATCCATACTACGGACTGAGAGTTCAAGATGATAAAATTTCATTGAATGTTCCAGACGTTGCTAAAGTTCTTTCAGTATATGAATCAACAAATACTGCCGATCCTATTTTAGATAGAATTCAATTCTCATCAATATCTCAAGTAGATACTGATGCAATTATTGGTGAGGATATTGTTGGATCCGATAGTGGAGCTTTGGCAAGAATTGTTCAAAATTCATCTTCAGGAGCAACACCAGCAATTCCTACAAACAATATTGGTATTGTTTATTTAAATGATCAAACATTTTCTGTAGGAGAAACTGTAACCTTTAAGGAATCTGGAATAATTTCTACAGTAGAAGCAATAACTTTAGGCAAGTATAAAAATATAACAAATAACTTTAGATTAAATAAAGGTCAAAAAAGACAATATTATGATTTCTCAAGATTAGTTAGAGTTGGAACTCAAGTTCCAGAAAGGAGATTATTAATTGTATATGATCATTATACAGTTCCAGCATCAGATACTGGTGATGTATTCACTGTTCTTAGTTATGATGCGGACAGATTTTCTGAAGATGTCCCACTTATAGGTGAGAGACGTTTCGGAAGAGTCAGAGCTACTGATACATTAGACTTTAGACCAAGAGTTCAGAATTTTACTGTAACCACATCATCTCCATTTGACTTTTCTTCAAGAAACTTTGGAACCGAACCACAATTCATATTGAAATCTGGAGAGGGGTCATTAATTGGGTATGATTTTTATCTTCCTAGAATTGATAGAGTATATCTCAATAAGTTTGGAAATGTTATTATTAGAAAAGGCATCTCTTCCGAAGAACCAGTTCCACCAGAGAATGAAGATACTGATTTGATGCAATTGGGACAAATTAATCTTCCTGCTTATTTGTATAATGTCGATGATGCTGAAATAAGCATGATAGACAATAGAAGATATACTATGAGAGATATTGGTAATATTGAAGATAGGGTTGAAAATTTAGAAAGAGTCACATCATTAAGTTTATTAGAACTCGGAACAGAATCTCTAAGAGTTGAAGATTCTGAAGGGAACAATAGATTTAAGAGTGGAATATTTGTAGATGATTTTGATGATGATTCTTTGTCTGATAATGATTTAACAACTGCTAACATTATTGATGGAGAACTGAGACCAATTGCATTTAGAAATACTTTACAGCAAAAATTAGTTCCAGCTGTAGAGCAACCGATAAGTTCGTTTGATTCTGAGGAAAATTATGATCTATTAGATCCAAATGTACAAAAAACAGGCAATGTAGTTACATTGAAATATGACTCCGTTGATTGGTTGAATCAAAGTTTTGCCACTAAAGTTGAAAATGTAAATCCATTCCATGTTATAGAATTTAATGGAATAGTTCAATTGAAACCAAAAAGAGATAATTGGGTAAGAACTATTAGACTTGCACCTCGTATAATTCGAAGAACTAAACGTAGAACGAGAAGAAGAGAAGTTCGAGGACCACGTAGAAGAATTGGATTTGATAGAAGAGTAAGAGAACGTAGATCTGTTAGTAGGTCTACAAGAACAGTTCTTGTTTCTTCAGGAAGAGAAAAATATATTCGTTCTAGAAATGTTGCTTTCTTTGGAAGATTATTCAGACCTCTTGCAAGACACTATCAATTCTTAGACAATCACAGCAACTTAGATTTTATTCCAAAACTGATTGAAATCGCAAACTCCAAGACTTTGAAAAATTATGGTTCTTCTAATGGTGCCTTCCGGACAGGAGAAACAGTAAGAGTTTATAAAGGAGGGAAGAGAATAGGAACATTTAGATTGGCAAAATCAAATCACAAAAAAGGAAAGTTCAATTCTCCAAAATTTACTTATACTACAAATCCATATGTACCATCAGAGTCTATACCTTCTGGATATAGTCAATCATCCAAAACAATAAATATTGATTTAAATGCCTTGGCATCAGAAGCACAAGGTAGTTTTAGTGGATATGTTGAAAAAGGTGCAAAAATTGTTGGTCAAACCAGTGGTGCAATTGCTTATGTCAAAGACTTAAGACTTATTTCTGATGTCAATGGTACATTATTTGGATCATTCTTCATTAAAAATCCACACAGAAATCCAGCACCAAATCCAAGAATTCGTACAGGAAAGAAAACATTTAGATTAAGTAGTAGTAAAACCAATCAAACTCCATTACCAGGTAGTAAATTAATCTCTGCCGGTGATGCAACTTATACAGCAAGAGGTACATTCCGTGAATTGCAAAGAGTAACTACTGTAACTACAACTATAACAAGAACAATTACCCGTAGAACGGATCCTCTGGCACAAACTTTCACTGTTGGTAGGGATATTGAAGCACCCGATTTTAGTGGTGACAATGATGATGACAATGGAGTATTCTTAACAGAGGTAGATTTGTTCTTTGCATCAAAACCAAGTGGTGAAGAACCTATTACAGTTGAGATAAGATCAGTTGAACTTGGAATACCAACTTTAACTAGAATTGGTGAAGGAAAAACTTTATCTCCCAGTGAGGTAAAAATTTCGGCAAATGCAAAAACTCCAACAAGAGTGACATTTGATCAACCAATTTTCCTTCCACCAGGTCAAGAATATGCATTAGTATTGCTTGCACCAAATTCGGATCAATATGAAGTTTGGACTGCAAAGATGGGACAAAAAACTATTGAGACTAAAGATCTTCCAAATTCTCAAGCAATAAAATATTCCGTACAATTTGCAATTGGAAGTTTATTTAAATCACAGAATGGTTCAACATGGACTCCTGCTCAAAAACAGGATCTCAAATTCAAATTATATAAAGCAAAATTCACTGCAAATACTGGCATTGTACATTTTGGAAATCCTCCACTCGATTCTAGCAATGGATATGTTCCAACACTTGAAGAAAATTCACTAACAGCATTGCCAAAAAATGTAACTCTTGGTATCACTACCATTAGTTCTAGTGATTCTTTAGTTGGTATCTTAACTGCTGGTAGAAGAATTGCAGGTGCAGGAAATAGTTTTGGTACTATTGTTTCTACAGGAAGTAGTGCTTCTACTCTTACTGTAACTAATGGTGGTTTGAATTATACAAATCGTACTAATTCTGCCACAACTAATGTCTTTGGTAGTGGTAGTGGATTGACAGTTGATATTACTCAGACTGCTGGTGTTATAACCGGAATTACTATCAATAATCCAGGAAATGGATATGTGACTGGAGACGTTGTTTCAATTGTAAATGGTTCGGGAGAAAGTGGTAGAGGTGCTGTTATTACAGTTACTGCTAGTGGTGATATCGATACTTTATACTTAACAAATGTTCAAGGTTCAATTCCAACGGGAGATCTGGTTTACTATGATACTGACACCACCAAAGTTTCTCTTGCCAATACTGATGTCCTAACTTCAACTGAAGACGGTGGAATTTTCTCTGGAAATTATCTACATGTCGATCATTTCAATCATGGAATGTATGCAAATAATAATAAGTTGGAGTTGCATGATGTTGCTTCCGATTTAGCACCATCAAAATTAACTTCACAACTTCTTGCCACAACTGGTGGTACTGGAACAATTCAAATCCAAAATACCGATATTTTCCAAACATTTGAAGGTCAACCTGTTAGTTCATCTAACATTGGTTATGTCAAAATTGGAGATGAAATTATTGGATACAGCACTGCAACTACAACTCAATTGACAATCAGCACTAGAGGAGTTGAAGGAGTCATAGAAACTCATGAAATTGATGATCAGGTAATGAAATATGAATTCAACGGAATTTCATTGAGAAGAATTAATAATGTAGTCTATGATATTTCAGATACTGATATTGAAAGTGATGGATACTATATTGAAGTTGATAGAGGTGCCACATCAACTATTGAAGGGAAGTCAATAGGATTGAATAGATCAACAGATGGTTCATATCCACAAGTATCATTTACTACTGAATTAATTGGAGGTGGAACTGAAATCAAGGCATCTGAAAATATAATGTTTAATAGAATTAATCCTAGATTTAATGTAATATCTCCAGGAAAAGAAACTTCAGTGTCTTCAAATATTAGAACTACATCAGGAACAAGTATTAGTGGAAATGAAGTTTCTTTCAATCTTGAAAATAAAGTGATACCGGTAATTCTAAATCAAGAAAATGACTTAAGTTCTGTGCGTATGGTTTGTTCTAGAGCAAATGAATTAAATCAATCCGCATTTGCTAATGTATCTGGTAACAGATCATTCAATTCCACAGTGACATTGAATACAACCAATGAAAATCTGTCACCAATGATATTATTGGATGATTCTGTCGTGGAATTTATTTCAGATGGTATTAATAAACCTGTAACAAATTATGCTACAGATTCTTCTACTAATTCAATTGATAATGATCCGCATGACGCAGTTTATGTTTCAAATATGATAAGTCTTGCACAACCAGCATCATCTCTTAAGGTTCTGTTGACGGCTTATAGACCAGATCCAGCAGATATTAGAGTTCTTTATAGTTTGGTTAGAGAAGATTCTGATGAAATTGAACAAGAATTTGAACTTTTCCCTGGATTCAATAATTTACAGTCAACTTCTCAAGGATCCTTAAAAGTTGTTGATCCTGCATTAAGTGATGGAAGACCTGATGTTAGAGTTCCAGCAAGTGAAAAAGGTCAATACTTAGAGTATGAATTTACTGCAAATGATTTGGAAGATTTCAGTGGATATAGAATCAAAATCGTTATGTCATCAACTGACCAAGCAAACTATCCCATTATTAGAGACCTTAGAACTATAGCACTGATATGAAGAATTTATCTAAAGTTAAAGATTATCCTCATCTTTATCGAGATGAGGATACTGGAGCAATATTAAATTATGATACTATTGGTTATAATCAAAGATTGAGAAAAATAAAAAGACAAAAATCACAAAAAGAAGAGTTGGATGAAATGAAGAAAGATATTGATGAAATAAAAACTTTGATAAAACAATTTCTTCAGAATAACTAGCCTATACAAATAATATAAATAGCTAGAGGTATATTAGCATCACAAAATAATGGCTGTTTATGTATCCAATATTGTGATTGAACAAGGATTTGATTTCGATACATCTTTTCAATTAGAGGATACTAGAACAAATTCTAGTTTAGACTTAACTGATGCATCAGTTTCTGGACAACTGAGAAAACATTATGGATCGTCTACTGCGGTATCTTTTGGATCCACCATAACATCTCCTGATTTGGGAATTTTATCAATCAGTCTAACAGGAACACAATCATTATCTTTGAAACCTGGTAGATATGTATATGATATAAAAATAACTTCAGCTAGCGGTAAAGAGTACAAAGCCGTGGAAGGGTCAGCATTAGTAAGAGCAGGAGTAAGTAGGTAATGCCCAACATAAACGACAGAATTGGTTCTCAGAACGTAATTCGTGTATTATCCAATGCTTCTGCACCACCAACACGATTAGTTAATTTAACTGATGTAAACTCAACCTTAAAGACAAAGGATGGTGTAATTTTAGTTTGGGATGTTTCTACCGAAACATTCATTATGACGGATATTATTGATTCGTCATCTTTGAATGTTACTGGAATCGCATCATTTTCAAATACTACCCAATCAGATTCTCCTACAACAGGAGCACTAGTTGTTAATGGTGGTCTTGGAGTTGGAAAACAAGTTTATCTTGGTGCAGGCATTACTATTACAGGAATTTCAACCTTTGCATCTGATTTAGATATTAATGCAGCTGTTGATATTTTAAATGGGTTAAAGGTAAACCAAACTTTTGAGTCTGTTGGAATTACTACCTTGGCATCATCCGGTGGCATTACGACTACTGGTGGTGATCTTTACGTTGGTGCTGGATTGACAGTAGCAAACAATCTTAAAGTTAACGGAACATCAGAATTTATTGGTAACGTTACTTTTAGAGGAGGAACTATTGGTATTGGTGACTCTACTAGTGACGATATTAATATTGGTGGTGAGTTTGTATCTAGTTTAGTACCAAATACCGATAATGCTTATGATATTGGTATTTCCACTCAAAGATGGAGAGACGGAAGGTTTTCTGGTATTATAACATCATCAACTTTATCTGTTTCTGGTGTATCAACCTTTACTGGTGCCATTGATGCTAATGGTGACTTAGATGTTGATGGACATACTGAATTAGATAACCTTAATGTATCAGGTGTATCAACCTTTACTGGTGCCATTGATGCTAATGGTGACTTAGATGTTGATGGACATACTGATTTATTAAATGGATTATATGTAAGTGGTGTTTCTACATTTGCTGGTGCTGCTGACTTTAACGGTGATATTGATATTTCCGGAGACTGTGTTGTCTCTGGAAATACAATATCCGAAGAAATTTCTTCACAAAATCTTGGAGTCTCTGGATTAACCACTACACAAAATCTAAGAGTTGACGGACTATCAAGTTTTATCGGAGTGGCAACTTTTTCAACTAATGTTTCTGTAGGAGGAACTCTAACTGCCGGACTTATTGATGGAGGAATTTACTGATGGCAAAACCAACTACCAGAGAAGAACTAAAAGATTATTGTCTGAGACAACTTGGTGCACCTGTTCTTGAAATTAATGTAGCAGATGAGCAAGTTGATGATTTATTAGATGATACCATTCAATATTTTAATGAAAGGCATTTTGATGGTGTAGAAAAAACATATTTAAAATACAAAATTTCTCAAGAAGATATTGATAGGGGAAGAGGTGCTGGAGGTGGAACTGTTGGTGTAACTACAACTGGTGTTGGAATTGTTACTACAACAGGAACATCAACAAACATTGCTGGTTTAGGTACAATAACTTCCAATTTTTATGAAACATCAAACTTTATTCAAGTTCCCGATTCTGTAATTGGTATTGAAAAAATATTTAAGTTTGATACTAGCAGTATTTCTGGAGGAATGTTTAGTATCAAATATCAGTTATTCTTGAATGATTTGTATTACTTCAACTCTGTTGAACTTTTACAATATGCGATGACTAAGACTTATCTTGAAGATATTGATATGCTATTAACAACTGATAAGCAAGTTAGATTCAATCAAAGACAAAATAGACTATACCTTGATATTGATTGGAAAGCACAAACCGCAGGTAATTACTTAGTTATAGAGTGTTATAGGGCATTAGACCCTGCAAACTATTCAAAAATTTTCAATGATAGTTTTGTTAAGAGATACTTGACTGCTGCAATCAAAAAGCAGTGGGGGCAAAACTTAATCAAATTCCAAGGAGTGAAACTTCCTGGTGGATTGGAACTTAACGGCAGGCAAATATATGATGATGGTCAAAGAGAGTTAGATGAGATAAGACAAAGAATGTCGTCTGATTACGAATTACCACCCATGGACCTGATTGGATAATACTCATGACATTAAATCCATTTTTTCTACAAGGATCTCCGAATGAACAATTTCTTGTTCAGGATTTGATCAATGAGCATTTGCGAATGTTTGGAATTGAGGTTTATTATCTGCCAAGAAAAATATTTAAGACCGATGATATTATTCGTGAAATTCAATCATCAAAGTTTGATGATGTTTTTGCAATAGAAGCATATATTAATAATTATGATGGATATGCTCCAGATAGTGATATTATGACCAAGTTTGGTTTGAGGTTAAAAAATGAAATAAGTTTGACAATATCCAGAGAAAGGTATGAAGAATTTATCGCACCATTTTTGGAGGGAATTAGTGCCGGAATTAGGGAAGGTCAAATTACCGAATATGATTTCGCAGACTTAATTACAAGACCTAAAGAAGGAGATTTAATTTATTTTCCACTTGGTGAAAGATTATTTGAAATTAAGAGAGTTGAGCATGAAAAACCATTTTATCAATTGGGATCAAGTTATACTTATGAATTGAGTTGCGAACTTTATGAATATGAAAATGAGCTTATTGATACTGCAATTGATGAAGTTGATAATACTGTAGAAGATGAAGGATATATTACGTCACTCACCCTTGTAGGTACTGCCATAACTGCTACCGTAACTCCTATCATGGCAAGGGGAGGTGTTTCGCAAGTATTCTTAAATAATGATGGTTTTGGATATACATCTGTACCTACCGTAACATTTTCGGCACCAGAATCAGCAACAGGAGTTACAGCTACCGCAGTTGCTATTACAACTAGTATTGGAAATGTTCAATCCGTAGAAAGAATTGATATTACCAATGCTGGTCTTGGGTATACAGTTGCTCCAACAATAACGATCTCTGGTGGAGGAGGAACAGGGGCAGCTGCCACTTGCTCAATAAATCAAACAACAGAGTTCAATATTAATCGCATTCGAATTGATAATGAAGGACTGGGATATTCAGTTCCACCTGCTGTAACAATCGTTGGATCTGTTGGTTCTGGTGGAACAACTGCAATTGGTGTTGCAAGTATTTCTAGTGATGGTAAACTTAATGCAATTAATTTAACCAGACCTGGTGCGGGATATTCGGAAGCACCATCTATCAATATTGCAGGATTCTCTACCATTGGTTTTGGTACATTTGTTTATAATGAGTTAGTAACTGGTCAATCTTCTGGTACAACAGGAAGAGTTAGAGACTTTAGAACCATAGTTTCAGTAACTCCAGGTATTGCTCCTGTTACCAATCTTAGAGTATCACTAAATACTGGTAAGTTTTACACTGGCGAAGTAATCGTCGGATCACTTTCTTCTGCTAGATATGTTGTTAAAAATTATGATGATGAAAGTTATGACAACCCATACGATGTCAATGAAGAGATTGAAACAGAAGCTGATAATATATTAGATTTTACAGAGTCAAATCCGTTTGGTAATTATTAATGTTAGGAACTTATTTTTATCACGAAATTATAAGAAAAACTATTATTAGTTTTGGTACATTATTCAATAATGTTATAATTCGTCACACGAAAAGTGATGGTAGTATTTTGGATGAAACTAAAGTTGGTCTTTCTTATGGACCAATGCAGAAGTTTTTGACAAAAATTCAAGAGCAAGAGCAATTATCAAAATCAATTGCTATTACTCTTCCCAGAATGTCATTTGAAATGACTTCTATACAATATGACCCTACAAGAAAAACTGGTGTAACTCAAACATTTAAGGTTAATGATACTTCTGGAAACACAAAAAAAGTTTTCATGCCAGTACCATATAATATTGGATTTGAACTCAACATTTTTTCAAAATTAAATGATGATGCACTTCAAATTATTGAACAAATACTTCCATTCTTTCAACCATCATTCAACTTAACTGTTGATCTAGTAAATTCTATTGGAGAAAAGAGAGATATTCCAATCATACTTGACAGTATTGATTTCCAGGATGATTATGAAGGTTCATTTCAAACAAGAAGAGCACTTATCTATACATTGAGATTTACTGCGAAAACATATCTGTTTGGTCCAATCGCAGAAAGCACGGATGGTCTCATTCGTAAGGTACAGGTTGATATGTATGCAGATACAAATACTCAAACTGCAAAACGTGAAATGAGATATGTAGCAACACCAGATCCAATTGATGCAGAACCTGGAGATGATTTTGGATTCAATGAAAGTTGGGAATTTTTAGGAGATGCTAAGGATTATAGCCCAACCAGACAACAAGATATTTGATTATTATGAATAATAGTTATGACCCTATCGACGAAGCACTCAATACAACGAGTGATATTGTTGCATCGAAACCAATTCCCAAACCGGAAGTTGTTAAGTCAAAAGATGTAGATATTGAGAAGGACTATGAATATAGTCGTGCAAACCTCTATTCCCTCATAGAGAAGGGTCAGGAGGCAATCAACGGTATTATGGAGGTTGCAGGTGAGGGAGGTAGTCCAAGGGCATATGAGGTTGCTGGACAGTTGATTAAGAGTGTTGCTGACACTACTGATAAATTGATTGATCTTCAGAAGAAACTCAAAGATGTTGAAGATGAGTCTAAGAAGACCACAAACAATGTTACCAACAATGCTGTTTTTGTAGGTTCTACTTCAGAACTTCAGAAAATGCTAAAGCAAGGTTTTCTAAATAATAAAGAGTAACTTACTTTTTTATTAATGAAAAAGTGTAAGCAGGGATACTATTACTGTTATACTGATGAGAAGTGCAAGCCCATTCCTCAGGGTTTGAAGATGACCGCCAGATTTTCTGGTGGTGGAAAGGAACCCGAAGAAACTGGAATAGACGTACCGACAAATGGAAATAACCAGAATGGCAATGGAAATGGGAATGGGCACTCTAATGGGGGTTCTAATGGCGGAGGCGTCAGTGAAGGCACCCTGCACAAGTGGTTCAAAGGATCCAAATCTAAAGATGGCAAAGGTGGGTGGGTCAATGTCGTCACAGGTGGAACCTGTGCAAGTGATGAACCAGGAGAAGGAACACCAAAATGCGTCTCTTCAGCAAAAAGAGCAAGTATGAGTAAAGCAGAAAGACTCTCTGCTGCCAGAAGAAAGAAAAAAGCAGATCCTGGACAACAACAAAAATCTGGTGCTGCAAAACCAACCTATGTTGCTACCGATAAAAAGAAAATGAAAAAAGAAGAAGTAGAAATTATTGAAGGAAAGGATAAAAAGGGTAAAGGTAGTGGCACCAAAGATGCCTGCTATCATAAGGTCAAGTCACGTTATTCTGTATGGCCTTCTGCTTATGCTTCTGGTGCACTTGTAAAGTGCCGTAAGGTTGGTGCTGCCAACTGGGGTAATAGCACTAAGAAAGAGTCATATGAATTATCAAACTGGAGAGATGACTTCAAGGCAACTGAATATGAATTTGTTGACCTCATCAAACCAGAACCAATTAAAGGTGGTCAAGAGCAGATTGATGAAGGACAGAAGTGCTGGAAGGGATATGAGAAGAAGGGCACCAAAAAGATGTTTGGTAAGACCTACAATAACTGTGTGAAGAAAGAAGAAATTGAAATTGAGGAAAAGAAAGATCCTTGCTGGGATACTCACAAGCAAGTGGGTATGAAGAAGAAGGGTGGCAAAATGGTTCCCAACTGTGTTCCCAAAGAGGAAAAGCAAATCGGTGGTGGCAATCTCAAAAAACTTGCCGGAAAGGCAACTAAGAGAGTTGATGCTGATGTAGATGGTGATGTTGACACTAAAGATATGAGTTCTTCTGAGACTGGAGAATTCATACCATCTCCATGTGGTAAGAAAAAATTAAAACCAAAAGTTAGATTTGAACAGTCTGACTGGAGATCTGAACTTGGTGAAGATTGGCAGAAGGTAAATAAATCTGATAATACTGATGGAATGTCACAGAAAGCAGTAAATGCTTATCGTCGTGAAAATCCAGGTTCAAAGTTAAAAACTGCCGTAACTGGTAATCCAAAGAAAGGAAGCAAGGACGCAAAGAGACGTTCATCTTATTGCTCCCGTTCGGAGGGGCAAAAAGATATGCATAATATTGATTGCTCTAAGACCCCAGATAAAGCAATCTGCAAAGCCCGTCGTCGTTGGAAGTGCTGATCAATGAAAAGTTTTCAACAGTTTTTACAAGAAAGTATCACCATCAACGGTGATTTTAATGGAACTCTCAATGTAGGTGGTTCCCAATCAGAACAGGCATCAGAGTCATTCTTTGCCGATGTTGTCTGGGAAGGGAAACTATATAGGTTAGAGATAGAAGGATCTATGCTCTCCAAAAATGAATTGGCAGAACAAATTCAAGGAGAGTATCCCGGAGCAATTGTTCATAATATCTATCCGAATTCTGGTCCATCTAAAGTTAAAAACGCACAAAGATATCAACCAGAAAAATTAAGTTGGAGTGACTGATGGCACAGTGGAATAAAAATGATCAAGATTATCTAAATCAGGAGAGAACTCTCCATGAGGTGATGTTGATTGCGGATTCGCAAGGTAATATCATTGATGACTTTGGAGGTTCATCTACAACTTCTGCACCAGGAGGAGCAGATATTTTTAGTCGGATTGATATTGCTGCTGGAACTTATACAGCATACTCTTACATTAATAAGTTTGGATATAGAGAAATTCAAGCAAGTGCTACCCAATACTATTCAGTAACATCTCAAGGAACATATACATTTCCAACTGCAACAGACACTGCTACTGTTACTAGTTCAGATACTGGTGACGATAATGGTGGAACAGTTTTAGTTTCTGGTCTTGATGGGGATTATAATCAAGTAGAAGAAACTATTACCATTGGACAAAGTGGAACTCAGCAGTTTTTAAGAGTTCACAGAGCACGATTAGTAACTGCAAATACTGGAAGCACGAACTCTGGAAATATTACTGTTGAGGTTGATGGTGACACAGTAGCATATATTCCTGCAGGATATGGACAAACACTTCAATGTGCATATACAGTTCCTGCTGGATATACTGCCTACATATTTCAGATAGATTGTGGTGTGGATGAAAAAGAGAAACCAGTTCATTTTCGTATTGTAACTAGAGATAATACTGTTGCAAACGCTGCTTGGAATACAAAGCAGTTTATTGTTATGGAAAGCAATTATGTTTCTCAAAATCAAACTGTTCCGATCAAGGTAACAGAGAAATCAGATATCTTATTAGAAGCAAATTCTACAGATGGGCAAATAGAAGTTAGTGGTGGATTTGATTTAGTTCTTAAAAGTAATAGTTAATTGAATTTTTATTATGAGTGAAGTCTATTTGGGGAACCCAAACCTTAAGAAAGCAAATACACCAATTCAATTCACTGAGGAACAAGTCATTGAGTTCCTCAAGTGCAAAGAAGACCCGGTGTATTTTGCTAATAACTATATTAAAATTGTTTCTCTTGATGAGGGTCTGACACAGTTTCACCCATATGATTTCCAAGAGAAACTAATTCATAATTTCCACAATAACAGATTTAATATCTGTAAGATGCCACGACAGACTGGTAAATCAACTACAGTCGTATCATATCTTTTGCATTATGCTGTATTCAATGACAGTGTAAACATTGGCATTCTGGCAAACAAAGCAGCAACTGCTAGAGAACTTCTCAGTAGGTTACAAACTGCTTACGAAAACTTACCAAAATGGATGCAGCAGGGTATCATATCATGGAACAAAGGATCAATGGAGTTGGAAAATGGCAGTAAGATATTGGCAGCTTCTACGTCTGCAAGTGCTGTCCGAGGTATGTCGTTCAACATCCTCTTTCTCGACGAGTTC